AGGCATTAGCGGAAAAGTTGTATATGTTGAAGGTGCTGTATATGAAGGTGCATTTGGTCCTGCAAGTTCAAACGGGTCTCAGTTTGGACAAGTTATTGTTGGTGCTGGACCAGGTGGAACAGAAATTGTTACACCGCCATACGAAGATTTAACAATTGGTGCAGGTACCGGTGGTAACACTTCAGTTGGCGGCAACGATGATATTGTTATAGACGGCCAAGGTAACACAGCAATTGGACAAGGCGGCGGCACAACTACTATCGGTGAAAACGTTGAAGTTGATCCAAACGGTAATTTAACTCTTTCATCAATTGCAATTAATGGTAACAGAATAGAAACATATGATTCAAATGCTAACTTAGAGCTACTAGCAGCAGGCACAGGCATAATTGATATGTTAAGTGATGTTGTTGCTCCTAGCTTAACTGTAAGTGATTTGACAGCAGGGCGTGTTGTGCTTGCTGGCACTGACGGAGAATTAGAAGACAGTTCAAATCTAACATTTGACGGAACTACATTAACACTTACTGGTAATGCAAATATTACAGGCGATCTAACTTTAGGTGGTAACATAACTATTGGTGATGCTGACACCGACTCGATTACAGTAGCAGCAGACTTTGAATCGCACTTAATACCAAACGATGATGATACATATGATTTAGGTACAGACGAAAAGCGTTGGCGTTCATTATATGTAAGCGGTAGTACAATCTACTTAGGTGGATTACAAATGGAAGATAACGGCGAAGGCGGCCTTGTAATTGTAGGACCTGATGGCTCACGCACAGACTTTGAAGCAAGTGTAATTGATGCACATAGCATTGTAGTTGATGAGATTAGCATTGACGGAAACGTAATTCAAACACTTAACACTAACGCAGATTTGGAACTAGATGCTGCTGGTACAGGTAGAATACTTGCTAAAGGTATTGATGTTAACATGCCAGAAGGCAATGTACATTACGTTACTGCAAATGGTGATGATAATAATAGCGGATCACTTCCTAATGATGCTTTTGCAAGTGTTTCGTTTGCATTAACACAAGCAAGCGCAGGGGATATAATTGAAATAAGTGCCGGTACATTTGAAGAAACATTTCCATTAGATGTACCTGCAAATGTTACAGTACGAGGTACAGGGTTACGTGCAACACAGATTAAACCTACAGCAGCAACAAGAGACTTAGATGGATTTAGAGTTGACGGCGGCGTTGTAATTGAGTCAATGACTATCCGTGAAATGGAATACAATACTACCAACGATACAGGTTATGCTATACGTTACAAGCCAACAGCAAGTGTTACAATACGTTCGGCGTATATCAAAGACATCACTGTTGCAAACTTTGGCTCTAGTGTAAGATTAGGTACAAATGCAGCAGATGATCCATACGGATTTTTAGCAGGTGATTCAGGTCGAGGGGCACTAGTAGACGGTGCAAGTATTGCTGCTGGATCTATTGAACCAGCAATGTTGTTTGATAGTGTTACATTTATTGTTCCTAACAGTAGTGGACTTATTATTACTAACGGTGCTAGAGTAGAATGGCTTAACTGTTTTACATACTTTGCTAATGAAGGCATCAAAGGTGTAACAGGTGCAACAGGTAGAGGTGGTGTAGGAAAAACACGTATTACTCTAGGCGGTGTTACTGGAACAATTGCAGCAGGAGACGTTGCAACATTTACATCTACAGATGGATCTACAGTAGCTACTCTAACAGTTGACGCAGTAGAGGGCGGAACTACAATTGTACAAAACGGAAAGTATGATGATTTAGAAGGATTTGACTTTACACCAGAATCAATTACTTTTGACGGCGGCGCTAGTGCAACATCTATTTTAAGATATGACCGTAAAGAGTTTGGTGCAGAAATGCGTTCAATTGCATCTGCAAACGTGTACGGTAACTACGGACTAATAGCAGATGGAGCTGACACAAGTTTAAGAATGGTGTCACACAACTTTGGCTATATTGGTGTAGGTAAAAGACTAGACAACGACGATAGTGCAGTAATACAAGCAAATGAAATTACAGAACTAAACGGTGGCCGTGTTTATTATTCAAGTGTTGACCAAAGAGGCGATTTTAGAATCGGTGATCACTTTACTGTCGATCAACAAACAGGTAATACAACATTCCAAGGTGGAACATTTGATGTCACAACATTAACTGGTATCAACTTTATAAATGGTGTAAACACAACTATAGTAGATCCTTTCAAAGTACAAACAGGAAATGTACGTTTATCAGGTAACACAATTTCTACTGTTACTGGAGGATTAAATATTACACCTGCAGGATCAGCAGATGTAACAGTTACAGCAAATACAAATGTTACAGGTAACACAAACGTTGGTGGTGAATTAAATGTAACAGGAGATACAACACTTTCAGGAAACTTAGATGTAACAGGAAATGTTAACATTGGTGGTAACATTACTATTGGTGATGCAGATACTGATGCAATTACAGTAGCAGCAGATTTTGAATCTAACCTAATACCAGACGAAGCAGACAAGTATGATTTAGGTAGTACAACAAAACCTTGGCACAAACTATATGCATCATTAGTTGATGTAGGTCAACTAAATGTTGAAGATATACAAATTAATGGTAACCGTATCGAAACTGTGAATACAAACAGTCCTCTAGAATTAGATGCAGCTGGTACAGGTACAATTGAATTACAAACAGATACAAACATAACCGGAGATGCAACAGTCAGCGGAACACTAGATGTAACTGGAGTAGCGTCTTTAAATGACGCACTAGACGTTGCAGGACTTGCATCATTAGATGGCGGTATTGATGTTGATGGTGCATTTACTGTTGCTGATACTACAGGAAATGTAAACACAACTGGCACACTTGATGTAACAGGTGATACTACGCTACAGGTATTAAACGCACAAGAAACTACTCTAAGCAGTGCAACAATATCAGATCTAACAGCTGGTCGTGTTGTACTAGCAGGTACTTCGGGTGCAATTGAAGATAGTGGCAACTTAACATTTGATGGAACAACATTAGATATTACAGGTAACATAGATGTAAGCGGCGATGTTACTATCGGCGGTAATATACAAATCGGTGATGCAGATACAGATGCAATCACTGTTGCTGCTGACTTTGAATCACATTTAATTCCAAATGCTGACGAAACTTATGACTTAGGTAGTGCAACTAAAAAATGGCGTAACTTATATGTTGCAGGACAAACTATTCATTTAGGCGGTATTCAACTTAAAGAAGAAAATGGCGGATTTAAGGTTGTTGATGCAAGTGGTAACGAAATGGATATTACTGGTGGTACAATTTTTGCTGATAGGTTAATCGGCGAAGATTTAACTATTGACGGTAACAAGATACAAACTACTCTTACTAATAGCCCTGTTGAAATAGTTGCAGCAGGAACTGGTACAGTAGAACTATTATCAGATACAAATATTACAGGTGCAGCAGCAGTATCAACTACATTAGATGTAACTGGTGCAACTACACTTAATGACACATTAGATGTAACTGGTAATGCAACATTGCAAGTATTAGATGCACAAGAGACAACACTTAGTAGTGCAACAATATCCGATCTAACTGCAAACAGAATAGTTCTTGCTGGTACATCAGGTGCAATTGAAGATAGTGCTGCACTAACATTTGACGGCACTGATATGATTATCGGTACTACAAGTTCATTACAAATTCCTGTAGGTACAACAGCAGAACGACCTACTCCTGTAACTGGACAGATGCGTTTTAACTCAACTGACACAGCGTTTGAAGGATATGACGGTACTGCGTGGGCATCATTAGGCGGAGTAAAAGATGTTGATCAAGATACAAAGATTATTGCTGAGTCATCACCTGGTACAGATAATGATGAATTAGATTTTTATACTGCTGGTTCAGTACGTATGCAAATTGGCGCTACTGGGGATTTAGGATTTGGATCAAACTTAACTGAATTTACAATTGCTCAAGCAACTGGTAATACTGCTATAGGTGGTACATTAGATGTTACAGGAACATCTACTTTAACTGATACAGGTGTTACTGGCACTTTAACTGTAACCGGTAATGCGTCTATTGATAACATTGATATAGACGGAAGTACAATTGGAGCAAGCACTGATATTACAATCGATCCTAATCCAACTGGTGCAGGCGGAACATTAAATGTTGCAGGACTTTTAGATGTTACAGGTAATACAACATTACAAAGTGATTTAGGTGTTACTGGAGAAACAACACTTGCAAGTGCAATAGTAAGCGACTTGACTGACAATAGAATTGTAATTTCAGGCACAAGTGGTGCAATAGAAGATGATGCAAACTTAACATTTGATGGTACTGAATTTAGCATCGGCACTGGCAACTTCACAGTTCAACAAGCAACAGGTGATACTCTTGTAGCAGGTGATTTGCACGTAGACGGAACAACAACACTAGCTGGGCTAAACTTAGAAAGTTTAACAGATGGCCGTGTGTTGTTAATGGGCGCAACTGAAATTGAAGATAGTGCTAACTTAACTTTTGATGGTACAACATTAACAACAACTGCATTAGCCTTAGATAATATTACAATTGATGGTAATACGATTGCAACAACATCAGGTACACTTACTATTGATCCTACTCCAGCAGGTAGTGCAGGTACAGTAACTATACAAGGTGACTTGCAAGTTATGGGTACAACAACTACAATTAACAGCACTGTAACAACATTAGACGATCCTATACTTACACTAGGCGGAGACGTTGCTCCTACTACTGACGATACTAAGGACAAAGGTATAGAATTCCGTTGGCATACAGGCGTAGATGCAAAAGTTGGATTCTTTGGATTTGATAGAACTGATGAAAAATTTGCATTTATTGCAGACGCTACAAACAACACAGAAGTATTTGCAGGAACATTAGGTAATGCAAAGTTTGGTAACATTGATGCTGTAGATATCAACGCAACAGGAAATGTTACAATAGGCGGTAACATTACAATTGGTGATGCAGACACAGACGGTATTACTATTGCTGGTGAATTTGATTCACATCTAATACCTAATGATACACTTACATTTGATTTAGGAAGTGAAGACAAAAGATGGCGTGACTTATATCTAGGCGGTAATTCAATTTACTTAGGTGATGTAACAATGAGTCAACATATTGGCGGTATGATGGTACATATGCCAGGTAGTGATACTATGATGGATTTGTATGCTGCACAGATTAATGCAGGCACACTTCTGTTAGACAATATTAGGGTTGACGGAAACTTAATTACAACAACAGAATCAGATAGTAATTTAGAACTTTCGCCTAACGGATCAGGTACTATTGATTTACTTGCTGATACTAATATAACAGGCGCATTAACTACAGGTGACATTGATGCAGCAGCTATAACAGCAGCAACACTAGAAACAACTCAAACAGTTACAGTTGGATCAAATATCAATGTAGATGGAGATATTATTACTCCGTCAATTACAATTACTGATAACACAATCGCAACTAACACTACAAATGCAGCATTAGAATTAAAAGCAGCAGGAACAGGTGCAGTTGAAGTTATTGGTAAATTTAACATTGAAAATACTACAGAAGTTGATGCAATTTTAGATGAAGATGATTTAGTAAGCGATAGTGCAACAGCTATACCTACACAGCAAAGTGTAAAAGCGTATGTAGATGATCAAGTAACTGGTGTATCGTCGAGTCAAATAGGAAATCAAATTACGTTAGGTGCACCAGCTGACGGTGGTTATCAAGACGGTGCCTATAAAGAACTTAGTGGAACAAGTAACGTGGCAGAAGCAATTGATCAATTAAACGAGACTATGTTAAATGTAGCAAATGATACTTTTGTAAGAAGTGTTGCATTTACTGGAACACCATTAGCAGGCGGTGAAGGTACAAGTGTTACACTAACTATTGTTAAAGAAGGCAATCCAAACAAATATGATATTGATTGGGGCGATGGTACAACTGATACAGTAACAAGTCTTACACCTAGTCATACATATACAAGCAATGTAAATAGTCCTTTTACAGTAGAAGTTAGAGCTTACAACGATAACGGCACAGGATACGGTAGTGAATTTACTGCTGAAGAAGTTGATTACGTAATAATTTACACAGCAGATCCTGTTATGGCATTTAGATTATATAGAGCTTCATCAGGCGGAACTGCACTTACAGGTAATGATTTATATGTAGACGAAGGTGATAGTCTGTATATGGAAAACATTACCACAAATACACAAATGGCAGATGTTACATACTCTATGGATTGGGGCGATGGCACGTCGGCAGATAGTATTGCAAGTGATAGTGCTTCAGGTGGCGTATTAGGTACAAGATTAGCACACACTTGGGGAGCAGGAACAGCAACCGGCAACGGGCGTGACACATTAACTCTTTCATTACTAACACACACATCAGCAACACCTAGTTTATTTCCAATGAGTACTACGGAAGATATAAAAGTGTATAATCCAAACATTGCTGCTCCGAACGGATTAGGTACTAAGACGATACTTGTACAAGAAGCAGTATCGAGTAATCCTAGACTAGCACATGGATTTACAGATAACACAAGTAGCACTACATTGACAGCAGGTTCAACAGTTAAAAGAACAAGTTCAGCAGTTAGTGTGTTTACAAAAACACAGTCTACATTTGCTTATAATGCATCAGCAGGTGAATTAATTGCAAAAGTTGATGGAATTAATGTTAACAATATTCAACTAGATGCTACTGATAATACAGGAGTTGTAGGTTCATTAGAAATACAAGAAGAATCAGATTACAATTTGCTTAATACAGACGGCAGTGGTTTATCATTTAGTAGCACAATTTATACTCCAAACTTATACAAAGGGTTTAAAGCTAAAATTGCACATGATAGTTCTTCTAACTTTGACCCTGGAATACATACATTCCAAATTACTCATAGTACAGAAGGTAATACAAACATAGAAGAATTTGTACATGACCCAATTGGAGATCCAACTATTACAGCTGGTACTGTAGTCGAAGGTGCAGCAGGAACTAAGAGATACATTAGTGGTATTCCTTATTACAATGGTAGTAACACAATTATATTACAAAACTGGCAAGTAGAAGATTTTTGTGGACAAGTATTTAACGATCATTCAACTGGACTTAATGCACCAGTGTTTATTGAAACTGGTAGCGACTACGAAGGAACATCTGGTTCTATAGGTACTAACCAAAATTACAGTCATTCACAGATGAGTAATCCTAGCAGTCCTATGTTAAACGGAAGTAATGTTATAGCAAACGTAGGAGTAGGCACACCATACACGATGAATAATTTTACAATGTCTGTAGGTAACGTAGCCAATCAGCGCACTGTGTCAAATGCAGAAATGAGAATACTTAATGTAAATGGGTTTAGTGATAGAGTAGATTCCAACGAAAAAATTCAAGTCCATACAGCAGCGCAAAGTGGTATAAGTGAAATAGCAATTCCAGTTTCAAATAGCTTAGGATCAACTTATAGCGACGACGGTAAGCGTAGCACAGCATTCCTTGCTGCAACAACTGACACCCCGGCATTCAACGGAGCAACAAACTTTTATACCAGTAGTGTTTACTCAGAATCGAGTGACCCCGGAGTTGAAGGAACACAAGAAGCAACTATAAGATTAGGAGTATTAGAAAATAATACAGTAGATTATAGCACAGGATTTTTACCAGCAGGCCCAGATAGAAGTAGCGATAGCGGCACACAATATTTTACAATGGCATTTAGAAGAAGTGCTGTAAGTAAATTTAGAATTAACATTACATCCAGTGGAATAAGCGGATTATGGATAGCAGTACCGGGCACTGATATCGACGCTGCTAGTTCTCTTAATGGATGGTTACGTGCAGATCAAGCATTTGGCGGATCAGGCACACCAGGTGCAGATAGCAGTAATGGCGGTAATGGTAGTAACGGTGTTGCGGATGGACCTGCAAACACCATTGGTAATAATACAAGTTTAAGCGGAAATTATCAAATGACGTTAGGAATAGTAAGTACTACAGATGCAACAGGTAATGTTGTGTTAGTAAGAATAGCATTAGCAGCAGGACAAAGTGTTAGCAGTTTGTCAATAGTAGAAGGCGTATAATTAAATGGCGATAAGCGATATACAAAAAATTGATTACCTTTGGAAAAAGATAGGTTACGGCGTAAGTAAGTCAGATGTTGAATCTAACAAAGGTGCTACAAACGAAGCTATAGCAAGTCCGTTACTAATAAGAAGTGATAAAATTTGGGGAGATAGTGCTGAAATTCCAAATGTAATACCTGCTACAAGTGCTTCTCCTGTTACTGTTTACATAGGTGCTAATGCTGTTGAGTGTACTGAAGACGGTACAGCAAGTGCAAGACGTACTTGGTTAACTGGAAGCACTGACTGGATACCTACAGAGTTTGGCGCTACTTATAATGTCAAAGTATATGCTGATAGTCCTAGCGCAGCTGATCCAACTAGTACAGGTACACAATTATTTGCTGTTGGTGCAGGTGATAATGACGAATGGTTTTTTGATTATCAAGCTGGAACAGTGCATTTTATAGGTACTAATTTACCTAGTGTACTAACTGCATCAAAAGTTATATACGTTGTCGGAGCTGTTTACTCGGGTGCATTTGGTCCATCTTCATCAGGCGGCACACAGTTCGGTGGTGTTATTATCGGAGGCGGTGATGGAGGAACAGAAATAACAACTCCTCCGGGCGAAGATCTAGATGTAGGTGCAGGCGGAAGTGGTGATACAAATATTGGTAGTGGCGGTGGCTCTACCAATATTGGGGATAATGTAACTATTGATCCAAACGGTAATTTACTCTTAGATCAAATTGCAATTAATGGTAACAGAATAGAAACATTTAACTCAAACGCAAATCTAGAACTTGTTGCAGTCGGTACTGGTATTGTTGATGTATTAAGTGATATGACTGTTACAGGACTTACTGTATCAGATTTAGATAATGAAGGCATTGTAATTGCATCAGCAAACGGAGAATTAACTACATCTTCAGATGTTACATGGAATGGCACTACTTTAGAAGTAGATGGATCAGTTACAGCTGAAAGTTTTATAAGTGATGGTACAGGAACACCAACTTTAGAAAGTGCAACAAACATTGTTTTTGATGCAGGTAATGCTGTCATTGCAGAAATAAACAGCACAGAAGTTGCTAGATTTGTTTCAACAGGACTAGAAATAACACAAGGCGGAATAACAACGCCTACATTAACAGTAAGCGGAAATACAGAATTAGGCGATGCAAATTCAGATACTATTACATTAAATGCACAATTTGCATCTGATTTAATACCAGCAGGTAGTAACACAAAAAATATAGGTTCTTCGAATGCATACTGGGCGGAAGGATATATTACTACACTAGAAGGTACTGATGCAACATTTACTACATTTACAGGTGACTTAGTTGGTAACGCAGATACTGCAACAGTATTAACAACAGCAAGAAATATTACACTACAAGGCGATGTTACTGGTACAGCATCATTTGACGGATCTGCAAATGCAATTTTGACTACAACTATAGAATTAGATTCAATTGTATTAGGAGATGACACAACTGGAAATTATGTTGAAACCATAGCAGATGACGGTAATGGTACATTAGTACTTTCTGGTAGTGGTTTAGAAAGTGCTGCTGTAACTATAGGATTAAACACTACAAGTGTTAGCGTTGGTACATATGGTAGTGCTACTGCTATTCCTAGCTTTACTGTAGATAACTATGGTAGATTAACTGCTGCATCAGAAATAAATGTTGCTACTGAATTAAACATTACTGACGGAACAAATAACGATACTGTTAGTTTGCTTACTGATACACTTACATTTGAAGGTACTGCACTTGAAACAGAAGTTGTTGTATCAAATAATAAAGTAACTGTAGGACTTCCTAGTACAGTAGAAATTACAACAAATCTTACTGTTGGTAATGATTTGTTTGTAGACGGAAATTTAACAGTAAGCGGTTCAACAACAACAGTTGACACAACTGTTATGACATTAGAAGATCCTGTAATACGTTTAGGTGTTAGTAGCTTATCTGCAAATGACGGTAAAGATAGAGGTAATGAATTCCTTTGGCATAATGGAGCAGCAGCAAAACGAGGATTCTTTGGATTTGATAACGGTACAGGTAAATTTACATTTATACCAGATGCTGTCAACACAAGTGAAGTATTTACAGGTAATGCTGGCGATGCTTTATTTGGTACAGTAACAGCAGATTTAATAGGCGATGTAACAGGTAATGTTACAGGTAACGTAACTGGTACAGCTGGATCGTGGGGTACTGCAAGAACAATTACACTAGGTGGAGACTTAGAAGGTAGTGTAGCAATTGACGGTAGTGCAAATGTTACATTAACAGCTACAGTTGGAGAAAATGCAGTTCTTTTAGGTACTGATACAACAGGAAATTATGCTGAAGATATTACAGTCAGTGGTGTTGGATTAAGTGTTGCACAAGTAGCAGGCGAGGCAGTGCAGTATGAAATTGTTTCTAATGCTACAGATGCAAACACTGCAAGTACAATTGTAGCAAGAGATGCAAGTGGAGATTTTACAGCAGGTACTATTACAGCTGACTTAGTTGGTAATGCTGACAGTGCAACTGAAGTTACAATAACTGCTAATCCTACAGCAAACGAAAATGTTTATCTAGTATTTGCAGATAGCTCCGCTACTGGTACAAACGGATTAGAAGTCGATAACGGGTTATCATATAACCCTGCAGGTGGAATAATTACAAGTACATCTTTTGCAGGTAATTTAATAGGTGATGTAAAATCTACTGGTGGACAAACTGTTTTAGATAGCGGCAACGACGGCACAAATGCTTTCTTTAAAGGTGACATTAAAGCTACAGGCGGAACTACTGTTTTAAACAGCGGCACTAATGGAAATGATGCAACATTTGCAGGTGATGTAACTGGTGATTTGACAGGTGATGTAGTAGGTAATGTAGTTGGAGATCTAACAGGAGACACAACAGGTTATCATTTAGGTGATGTACAAGGTAGTGTATTTGGCGACAACAGTACTTTGCTTGTTGATGCAATCAACAACGTAGTAACAGCAGCTTTACAAGGCGACTTGACAGGTGATATACTTGCAACAGACGGAACAAGAATATTAGATAATGGCACTGACGGAACAGATGCAGTATATACAGGTAGTGTAGTTGGAGATGTAGAAGGTAATGCTGATACTGCAACTGCATTAGAAACTGCAAGAAACTTTAGTATGACTGGTGACGTTGTTGCAACTGCTGTAAGTTTTGACGGTACTGGAAATGTTATACTTAATGGCGTAATACAAGCTAATAGTGTTACATTAGGTACCGATACAACTGGTGACTATGTTGAAGCATTAGTTGCAGGTACTGGTGTAACACTTACAAATAACAGTGGTGAAGGTGCTACACCTACTATTACAATTGGACAAGCAGTTGGCACTACAGACGATGTAGAATTTAACGATGTAACTGTAGCAGGTACATTATCAACAGATGATATTACAGCAGCTACAGTCACAGCAAGCGGTGATGTTATTATTAGTGGTGACTTAACAGTAAGTGGTACAACTACAACAGTTAACACAGAAGAAATTAAACTTGCTGATAATTTAATCGAACTAAACAGTAATTTAGGAGCAGGCGTTGCTCCTACACAAGATGCAGGTTTACTTATTAACAGAGGCTCTGTTGTTGACGTACAAATACTTTGGAATGAAACTACAGACAAGTTTGAATTTAAAGATGCAGCAGGAATCCCTGTATATCAAACTGTAAAAGCAGCAACATTTGAAGGTGCAGTTACAGGCGATATTACTGGCGACTTAGTTGGTGATGTTTATGCAAACAACGGCACAAGCAAGATATTAGAAAATGGTACAGATGGTACTGATGCAGTATTTACAGGTAATGTTACTGGCGACTTAACTGGTGATGTAACTGGTGATGTAACAGGCGATGTAACTGGTGATTTAACTGGTAAGGTTACTGCTACCGGAACAGGCGCAGATAAAAGTACATTTGCAGAAGTTGACATTAATGGCGGTACAATTGACGGTGTTGCAATTAACGATTCTGCAATTGGTGCAACTACACCGAGCACTGGTGCATTTACAACTATAGACGCAAGTGGCGATATTACCGGTGATACGGTTGGTGTACATACAGGTGCAGTAGTAGGTAATGTCGTAGGCAATTTAACAGGGGACGTTTACGCAAGTGACAGCACAAGTAAAGTACTTGAAAGCGGAACTGACGGAACAGATGCAGTATTTACAGGAGATGTAACTGGTGATTTAACAGGTAATGCAGATACTGCAACAGCCTTAGAAACAGCAAGGTCGTTTACTTTATCAGGTGATGTAACTTCAGATATTGTAAGTTTTGATGGATCAGGAAATGTTACACTTACAACTACATTTAATCCAGGTAACTTAGTATTAGGAACAGATACAACTGGCGATTATGTAGAATCATTAGTTGCTGGAACAGGCGTAACTATAACTGATAATTCAGGCGAAGGTGCTACACCAACAATTGAAATTGGTCAAGCAGTTGGTACAAGTGATAATGTTACATTTAACAACATCACAGCATCTGGTACTTTAAATACTGATGATATTACAGCATCTACTGTTACAGCAAGCGGAAATGTTGTTATCACAGGTAACTTAACAGTAAATGGTAACACTACAACAATTAATAGTACAACACTTGATGTAGACGATATTAACATTACTGTTGCTAAAGGAACAACAGATAGTTCAACAGCAAACGGTGCAGGGCTAACAATTGATTTAGGCTCTAACGGTGATGCTACAATGACCTGGAATCATGTAGGACAGCATTTAGCATTTAACAAGCCACTAAGTTTAGGTGCTAATCAATTATCCGGAGATATTGTTGGAGATATTTTTGCTTCTAATGGTACAAGCAAGATACTAGAAAACGGCACTGATGGCACTGATGCAGTATTTACAGGTGATGTTACTGGTGATTTAACAGGTGATGTAACTGGTGATGTAACTGGTAATGCTGCTACAGCATCAAAGTGGCAGACTGCTAGAACAGTTACTTTTGCAACAGGTGATGTAACTGGGTCATTTAGTATTGACGGAAGTGCAGACGTATCAAATGTTGCACTTACTATAGGTGCAAATAGTGTTGCATTAGGTACTGACACAACTGGTGACTATGTTGAAGATATACAAGTAACAGCAAATCACCTTACAATAGTAGATACAGGCGGAGAAGGCAGTACACCTACATTAGGACTACCTGCTACAGGAGTTACAGCAGCTACATACGGTTCAAACGTTGCAGTTCCTGTGATAACAGTAGATGCACAAGGTCGTGTTACAACTGTTACAACACAGGCAATAGCAACTAGTTTTGATATTACTGATGGCTCTACAACTGATACAGTCGCAGGCGGTGAAACACTAACATTCACAGGTGGTACAGGACTTGCAAGCTCTGTTTCAAACAACGAAGTTACATTTAATCTTGATGCACTAGGTGTTGATCCAAGCGGCACTTACGGTAGTGCAACTGCAATACCTGTTTTAACTGTAGATGTTTACGGCAGAGTAACAGGTGTATCAACAGCAGCACTTGTAGAAACTTTAGATATTACAGATGGTACAAATTCAACTGTCATTGATTTATTAACCGAAACACTAACAGTAGAAGGAACTGCTGACGAAGTAGCTGTAACAGTTAGCGATAATAAAATTTCTATTAGCTTACCTGATGACGTAACAATTGGAAATGATTTAACAGTTGCTAACGATATAGATATTTCTCGAGATGCAACAGTAGGCCGTAACTTAATTGTTACTGGCAATATTACAGCAGGTGGCTCATTAACGTACGAAACAATAAATGGACAAAACGTTATTGCAAGCGGTACAGTTAGTGCATCACTTTTCGAAACAGATCAAATACGCATAGATGATAATATTATCGAAACATATAATACAAACACTGATTTGGAACTACGTGCAGCAGGAACTGGTTCTGTAAGTGTAGTAGGTAGCGCATTTGAAACTAGTGCAAATGCTACAATTGGCGGTATATTAGAAGTAACAGGCGACAGTAATCTTACAACCACTGATATTAATGGAACACTAACTGTTAGTGGTGTAACAACACTAAACGGTGATGTTGTACTTGGCGATGATGCTGCAAGCGATACAGTTAACTTCAGTAATGCAACACTGTTAGGTGATCTAGTACCAAACGCTGACAGTGCAATTGACCTAGGTAGCGCAACAAACTATTTTGCAAATGCTTATATAGATGATGTAACAGTAAGTAATGACGTATTAATTACAGGAAACTTAACTGTTCAAGGTGCAACTACAACTATTGAATCAACTGTAACTACTACAGAAGATCCTGTGCTAAGAGTTGGTGTAAGTGGACTAAGTGCAAGCGATGGTAAAGACAGAGGAATTGAATTCCTATGGTGGGATAGCGCAGCAAGAACTGGATTCTTTGGTCTAGACGAAGGAACTGGACGTTTTAGCTTTATTCCAAATGCAACTAACACTTCAGAAGTATTTACAGGTACCTTAGGCGATGCACAATTTAACAGAGTGTATGCTGCTGTAACTGGAAACATAACAGGACAAGTAAGTGACATTAGTAACTTTGACACTGATGATTTATCAGAAGGTTCAACTAATCAATATTTTACACAAGCTAGAGCAAGGACTAGTATTAGTGCTACAGATGCAGGCGGCTTCGGTTCATTTGCATATGATAATTCAACTGGTGCACTTACGTACACAGGTCCAAGTGCAGCAGACATTAGGGGCAACTTTAGTGCTGGTGGTGATTTAACATATACAGAAGCAACAGGCTTGTTTAGTGTAACTACATATAAAACAGCAGATTTTTTAACTGATTTTGGTAATCAAGACACTGATGATTTATCAGAAGGTTCAACAAATTTATACTTTACTAATCTACGTGCATCAAGTGCAATTAGTTTAACCGACACAGGTGGCATTGGTAGTATGACCTATGATAGCGCAACAGGTGTTATTACATACAACGGCGCAACTGATGCAGAAGTAAGAGGTAAAATTAGTGCAAGTGGTGACCTAAGCTATGATAATAGTACAGGTGTTATGTCATTTACAGAGCGTACTGATGCAGAAGTTCGTGGCTTAATTAGTGCAGCAGATCCTATTACGTATAACAGTTCAACAGGCGAAATTGGATTTGATAACACAAATGCACAATACATTAGTTTAAATGATTTAAGTGCAGGCACTGGTGTTACTATTGCTAATGGCGAAATTAGTATTGGCCAGGCAGTTGGTACAACTGATAACGTAACGTTTAACAATGTAACAGTTAGTGGACAATTAGCTACTGATGATATTACAGCAGCTACAGTAACAGCAAGCGGCAATGTAATAATAAGCGGTGATTTGACCGTTAGCGGCACAACAACAACACTTAACACTAGCGAATTAGCTGTAGAAGATATTAACATTACAATAGCAAATGGCGCTGCTGATGCAGCAGCGGCAAACGGTGCAGGATTAACAGTAGATGGTGCAAGTGCAACATTAACATATACAAATGCAGACGATCGTTGGAATCTAAACAAAGACTTAAATGTTGCTAACGTATATGGTGATCTAACAGGTGACGTTACCGGAACAGTAAGTGATATAAGCAATCATAGTACAACTGACCTAAGTGAAGGTACAAACTTATATTATACAGATGTAAGAGTACGTGCAGCAGTAAGCGCAGGTGGTGACTTAGCATTTGATGACAGTACTGGTGTGTTTAGTGTTACAACATATAAAACAGCCGACTTTACAACTGACTTAGCAGCAGCAAGTGTTGATGGAATAAGTGATGTTGACATATCCAACATACAACCTGGACAATACTTACGCTATGGCGGATCATTTGGTGACACTTCTTATGCAGATACTTTAATTTTAATTCCTGCAAACGGTTCTGAAGATGCTACTACATTCTTAGATGAAAGTACAATAAGCGGTGCAATTACTGCAAACGGCGATGCAAAAATTACACAAACTGTTAAAAAGTTTGGTACTGGTAGTTATTTAGGAAACGGCACTGATTCATATTTAAGTGCAACACGTACAGCAATTGGTAGCGGTGACTTTACTATTGATTTTTGGATATATCATGACAGTAGTGTTTCAGGATACATTTATTCAGCAGATGATGCAACAGTATTTCAAATTAGTGGCTCTTTAGGTGTTACTGATAGCACAGGAAACATTTTAACTGCTACGTCATTAACACCAAACACTTGGTATTATGTAAGTTTTACTAGAACTGATGGAACACTTTATAGACACATAAACGGTACGCTAAGTGCAAGTGCAGCGTATACAAGAGACTTAACTGCTACTGATTGGAATATAGGCGGTAATCCAGCTAGTGCTAACGGCTCAGAAGGTTATGTAAATGGTAATATTGACGACTTTAGAATTACTACATCTGCACGTTACGGCAGTGGAAACTTTGTAACACCAGAAAGAGCAGCATATACATTTGCAGGTTCAATAGGCACAGCATTTGAAAATGTTACGCCAGAAATTAACGACTTAGTTGATATTGACACAACAGGCGTTCTTAATGGTGAAACATTAATTTATGATTCAGCATCTGATACATTTAAACCTGGTACTTCTATATCAATTGCAAGTGTAACTAATGACCTATTAGTTGACGGTACACTTACTATAAATGGTACAATATTTGGTTCAAATACTATTGAATTAGATGACATTACAATTAGCGGAAATCAAATTAGAACAACTGCTTCTAATGCAGATTTAGAATTAAGTGTTGCAGGTACAGGTGCAATTGAATTACTTGACAGCACAAATATTACAGGTGATGCTACAGTAAGCGGTACTATTGATATAGACGGACTAGCAACACTAGCTGAAGCAACCGTTGAAGATTTAACAATAAATCAAATTGTTGTGCCAGCAGCAGGTGGCAGATTAAGCGGAAGTTCAAACTTAACATATGACGGTACAACTTTTGTAGTTGGTGCAAATAAACTAACAGTAGCATCTGGAAGCGGAGATACAGCAATTGCAGGAACACTAGGTGTTACAGGAGAATCAACACTTGCTAGTGCAATAGTAAGCGATCTAACAGAAGGTCGTGTTATGTTTGTTGGTGCAAATGGTGCATTAGTTGATGCTGCTGGGTTTACATTTGATGGCACAACACTTACTGTTCCGCAAATGGCGTCATCATCTGGATCTAGTTTTCCAAGTTTAGCTGTTGGAGATCTTACAGACAACCGTATTATTATTGCTGGTACTAATGGTGAATTAGAGGATAGCGCACAACTAACTTTTGACAGTTCATTGTTAACAGTAGATGCAGCAGCTACAATAACTGGCAATTTACAAGTTAATGGAAATGTAGACTTAGGACTTACAACTTCACAAACAATTACATTTGGCGGCAGAGTTGATAGTGATTTTGTTCCTAGTGCTACAAACACTTATGACTTAGGCACTGACGATTACCGTTGGAATGATCTTTACCTTAATGGAAGTTCAATTCACTTAGGAAATGCAACATTAAGTGTTAACGAAAATGGATTACAAGTATCTATGTTTGGCGACAGTGCATTAATGGATTTGTATAATGATACTACATATTCAAATAGAGTTGATGTTGGCGATATATTAATTGATACTAATGTAATACAAACAACTGTAAGTAATACTGATCTTGAAATAAGAACAAATGGCAGCGGTACAATTGAATTACAAGATTCAACAAATGTTACTGGTGCTTTAGATGTAAGCACAACTTTAAATGTACAAGGGGCAACTACTCTAGCAACAGCAAAAATAAGTGATCTAACTGATGGTAGAGTTTTACTAGCTGGCACAGACGGAGAAGTAGAAGACAATGCAAACTTAACATTTACTTCGGATACACTTGCTGTTACTGGTGATGCTACAGTTAGTGGTACTATTAATGTTGACAGTGTTGCAACAGTAGCAGGATCAGTAGTAGAAGATCTAACAGAGCATAGAGTACCAGTGGCTGGTACAGGTGGTAGATTAATTGACTCTGCAAACTTTACATTTTCTAGCGATACACTAGGGTTAAATGGAACATTAAATGTTACAGGTCAAGCAGACATTGATGATATTACTATTAACGGAACTACAATTGGCACTACTACAGGAGGATTAACAATTGATCCTGATACAGCTGGTGTTGGCGGTACAGTTACTATAGCTGGTAATTTAACTGTTCAAGGTACAACGACAACAGTAGATAGTACAACAGTTACTATTGATGATCCTGTGTTTACATTAGGCGGTGATACAGCACCTGCAGTAAATGATTCAAAGGACAAAGGTATAGAATTCCGTTGGCACAATGGAACAGATGCAAAAGTTGGGTTCTTTGGGTACGATGAATCAACAGGGCGATTTACATTTAAGCCAGACTCAACTAACTCAAGTGAAATATTCAGCGGTAATGCTGGCGATGCAGAGTTTAACGATTTATATGTACAAGACTTAACTGTTAACAGCATTGTTACAAGCGGTGACCTAGCAGTTGAACATGGTGGTACAGGTGTAAGCACACTAACATCAAAAGGTATTCTATATGGTAATGGCGCAGGGGACGTTCAAGTTACAGCAGCAGCAGGAGATGCAGATGCATCAACAAGTAATCAAATACTTACAACTGACGGTAGCGGAGTTCCAGTTTGGACAGATACAATTGACGAAGGCACTTTCTAAATGCGGTAAATACAATAACAACTTTTGACCACCGGGCGTCTTAGGACCTGACCCATACTATATAGGATTGAAAAATGGCAAGTAAGATTAAACACCTCCGCTCTAGTGTTGCAGGTAGAGCGCCAACAGCAGGACAAATGGACGAAGGGCAACTAGCTCTTAATACTGCTGATGGTAAATTGTTTATGAAAAAATCTGACAGTTCAGTTAGAGAAATTACAAAACAAATACACGACGGCGATACTAGCGTAAGTATTGATGAAAGCGGTGCAAATGGTAAAATTGTACTAGAAGCTGATGGATCAAATGTTGCTGAGGTTGCAGCAGCAGCTATGAACATTAAAGTTCCGGTTGTTATCGAAGATAATGATTCTATAACAATTAGAGAATCTAGCGCAAATGGTACTAACGGTGTTGTAATCAAAGTACCCGAAAGTATTACTAGCACGTATGATTTTAAACTTCCTCCTACAGCAGGTTCACCTGGCCAGATTATTACTACAGACGGATCAGGAACATTAAGTTTTGAGAATCCTGGTATTACGTCAAATATGATTTATGTTGATAGTATTGTAGGCAGTGATAGTAATGATGGATTTATAAAACCCTTAGCAAGCATTAAAAAAGCATGTGAAATTGCTAGTGAAAATGTGTATGTGCCAAAGGTTGCAGTCACTGACACAAAAAATGATGTAATTCAACTTTTAACGTTAAACAAAACATTTATACAAAAAGAAGTTATTGCTTATATTGCATATCAAGTTGCAAATGCAGGTGGTATATGGAACGGATTTACATATGATAGTGCTACATGCGAAAGAGATGTAGGTTATATTGTTGATGCTGTAATTTACGATTTGAAGTTTGGCGGTAATAGTAAGTCAATTGAAGCTGGTAAAAAATATTATTTAGGTACAACATCTACACAAGAAGTAATCGATAACCAAAAACCGCAGACTGTTGCTGCATTAGAATATGCCAAACATATTTCAGGCGATATTATTAGAAATATTGCATTAACAGATGATCAAGACGGTAATACAAATGCACCATTTCAATCTGCTGTTACACAAACTACAGATAATTCCTACGATGATGGGAGTAGTTCAAAAACTGCACATGACGATCTATGGGATGAAACAATTACTATCTTAGATTTAGGTATAGCACAAGCAAGTACGTTAGTATACGGAACATTTAATATAAATCTTATATCTATCAAAATAGGTACAGGTGAATATTTAGAAGATAATCCAATTATTGTACCAGATAATATTTCTATAATGGGCGATGCATTGCGCTCAGTTATTATACGTCCTCAAAATGTTCAAAAAGATATTTTCCGTATTCGTAATGCTGCGTATATGAGCGGATTTACATTTAGAGATAAACTAGATGCAAACGGAATACCTACAGGAACATATAATTTTGCTGTAGCATTTGATGACCCAGACGACCATGGCGTAAGTAGACATTCGTATCCGGGACTACCTGTGCAAAAAACAATAATTACAGCTTCGCCTTATGTCCAAAACTGTTCGATCATTAGTTTTTTAGGAGGTAACGGTTGTAATGTAGATGGATCAAAAGTGTTCCAGCCAAATACTCCTACGAATCAAATAGAAGCAGAAAATCCTGTAGCAGGCGCTGCGCCTGTACAAAATCCAAGTATAGTTGGTAATGCATTTACAATTTTATCTTTTGGAGGTACAGGATATAGAGTTTCAAATAATGCATATTCACAGATTGTTAGTTGCTTTCAAATCTTTTGTAAAAATGGATCTTATGCACAAAGCGGCGGATACCTGTCAATTACAAACTCTGCAACAAACTTTGGCACTTACGCACTAAGAGCAAGTGGCTTTAGGAACGAAGCATTTGAATTTGACAGAGGAATAATAGCAACAAATGGTGTTGACGGAGTATTTCAAACATTTGATTTAATAGGATTTGACAGAGCAGTAACAGAACACTATATTACAAGATTTGTAAACAGTAACGGAGACGATGTTACTGATGATTACAAAACAAGCACTACAACAAAGACGTTTAGTGCAAATAGCTCTACAGTAGACACAGTTAATAATAAATTTGTTATTACTGCACATGGGTTTTCTAACGGAGATAGATTAAGATATGATTCTAATGGTAATCCAGATATATTTGGCATTTACGACGAAACTTATTATTATGTTAGTCTAATTAACGCAAATGAATTCCAATTGTACGAAGATCAAGAATTAGAAAGTTTAGCAACTCTTGGAACAACATCATCTGGAACACATAAATTTATTTCAGGCGATGAAGAATTCTTTGTTAACGAAATAAAAAATGCTCATACAATATATCAGACTATTGTATTAGCAGCAGGATCGTATAACTTTAGTGTAGGACAAGAAATTACAGGTACAGTTTCTGGTAATACAAACAATGCATACGTTTACAGCTGGGATACTAATACTAATACATTAGTTGTAAGTATAAATCAGGTAGTTGTTTCCGGTGTTACAAGTTATGTTAAATTTACAGCGAGCAGCACAATTGATGTTGATGCAGATGGTAATACAAACATTGCAATTTCTAGTATTGCTGATAAAACAAATTTACACAGTGCTAAAATATTAGTACGTTCTACTCTATCTGGAGGCTCGATAAATAATATTGCGCTGTTACCAGGATTTCAATGTTTTTTACATCGTCCTAGTATTGTAAACTCCTCTGCACATACATGGGAATATGCTGGATCTGGTACAGACTATAATGCAATGCCAATTAATGGCGGGCAAGGAATACCTGATTACGAGCAATATCAAGACTTACCAGGGCGTGTTTATACATCGGGTACAACTGAATTAGGTGATTTTAAAGTTGGTAAATTTATTACTGCCCAAAATAGAACTGGTAATGTTACATTTACAAACAAAGTGTCTATTGCACAGCTAGATAGTTTACAACTGAGCTTATCAGATGTTACCATTGAAGCAATTTCAACAGATGTTACTCTAGGTGACAACGATCCAGGGGGCGCAAGCCATGGGCGTTTAACTACTCAGTTAGCACAACGTTCATTTATGAACAACAGACTAGGTGATTTCCTTGACAAGCAAGTTACATCATCCAGTGTGCCTGGCGCTGTTGTACAACTTAATAGTAGTGGTAAAATTAATAGTGACTTAATTCCGCCAATTAGAACAAACAGTAGTTTTACTTTAGATTCATTTGAAGAAAGACTAACTTTATTTGAAAATATTCCTGCCGACGAAGTATTATCCGGTGACAATATTATTGAAGCATACGATCAAGAAGTGCTTACACTAAATGATGCTAAATCTCTTGTAAAAGGAGAAACAGTAACTCAGCTTAATAGTGGTGCAACTGGTGAAGTAAAAGCAGCAATATCTAGCTCTACAGAACTTACGCTTGTTAATGTGACTGGAACATTTACAACTAATGCAGCTGACACATTGTCGGGTAACACAACGGGTGCGTTATCGACTTATGTAGCTTCGACAACAGGAAGCGTTCAAGCACAAGATAATTATTTCCTTTCAGACGACAGCGAAAGTCAATTTTTAATTATTGATGACCCTGATGATAGTACAGTACACAATTTTGTTAACGGTACTGATGTTAAAGGTGCTAATACCTTAGCAGAAGGTACAATTACAGATTATAGGGAAGGTGTTGCTATATTTACAAACACAAACACTTTGCCTAGCGGAAGCGGATATGGTACAGCAGACACATATACTAATGTAACACTTACAGGTGGTACCGGAAGCGGCGCAAAAGCAGATATTACAGTTGATGGAACTGGTACTGTCACTGTAGTTGATTTAACTAGAGGCGGCGAAGGTTACACATCGGGTGATACTCTAAGTGCAGCTGATGCTGATTTAGGCGGTAGATCGGGCGGTAGCGCATTTACAGTTGACATACAAGCAGTAGAAAATAGATTATATCTTAACCTTACTGGTAACAATGTTAAATTTGATGCAAGTGTTACAACAAACGAATTTATTGAAGATAACAATGCTATTACACAAAACATAAATCAAGCAGGCTTTACTACAACAACATTTAGTGCAAACGCTGTAGATAATGAAATTGATTACACAGACAATCAAGTTATTGTTACAGGTCATGGCTTTGTTAACGGTGACCCAATTGAGTATAGTGCAAACGGCAATACTGAAATTGGTGGATTAGAAAACGGCATAGTATACTTTGCAAAAAGAATAGATGCAGATACTTTTGAAGTATACACAAAATACGATGTTTCTGATGCTAGCCAAGTTAATTTTGGAACAAGTAGTAACGGAAACCATTTATTTAGACTGCGTAATGTAAGTTCAGCAGGCGATAGAATATTTTTAGCAAATCACGGATACGCAACAGGAACAGGTGTAAGAATAATTGCTGCAACTCCTCCCACGGGACTAACAGATGGTAATTTTTACTTCGTAGGTAGTGTAACAACAAATTCATTTACGTTACATACATTAAGAAATGATGCAAATGAAAGTGTTAACGGTACAACACAGTCAGTAGTTGATATAACAGCACCTAGTTCCGGTACAACAAACTTCCGTGAACAAAATGTAAAAATTATAGGTACTATAAACACATCTAGCCAAAATGTAGATAACTATGCAAGTTTAAATAGTTTGAATATTGACGCAACTAATATTGTTAGTGGCATTATTTCAACTACTAGACTAGGAACAGGTACTGCAAACCAAAACACAGCATTATACGGAGACGGTGTATATAAAAGAACTGTGCGTAGTATTACTATTGCAGAAAACAATCCAATATCTATTGTTGGTGATAGTGTTACAGAAGGCGGAGAAGAAAAATACTTTGGCGAACTTGAAATACAAGTTGATCCTATTGATCCAGAAGCAGGCGGTGTTACATATACAAACTTTGGAGTAGCAGCATTTAATAAAGCTCAGTTTGATATTACTGAAGATGGCGAAATAAGTGTTCTAAGTACAGCAGATGGTGGACAATTAGATGCAAGTACACTTAATGGACAAGCTGGTTCCTATTATCTTAATCCAGAAAATAACACACGATCAATGCCTATTACAAAAGGTGGTACAAACTTAACAGGATACACACAAGGCGATATACTATATGCTGGTACAACTCTGTCTTTGAATAGTGATTCGTTGAGTAAATTGGCAATAGGACCCGACGGCTATGTGTTAAAAAGTAATGGTACAGTTCCGGTATGGTCAAACAGCATTACACTAGGAGCCTTAGATCTAGACGAACTTACAGTTGATACTGATACATTATTTGTTGACGGTACAGAACATAGAGTAGGAATTAATACCCTAACGCCACAGGTAACTTTAGACATAAACGCAACAGACGCTATTAGATTTCCAGTAGGCACAACAGTACAGCGTCCTACTGCTGTTCAAGGATATGTAAGATATAATACAACACTAGGTCAATACGAAGGGTATGACGGAGCAAATTGGATTAGTTTACAGAATACAGGCGATGTAGACGGTGATACATTTATAAGTACAGAAACAAGTCCGGGTGCAGACAACGATACTATTAAGTTTTTTGCTAACGGAGTAATGGCTGCCGAATTAACTGAAACAGGATTTGGTAGATTAGATGTAGGCGATATTGAAATCAATAGTAGTTATATCGGAACAACAGTATCTAATAGTAATTTAGAATTACGTGCAGCAGGTACAGGTGTTATAAATGTACAAAACCCACTTACTGTTGATCAAGGAGCTGATATTGAAGGTGCAGTAACTATTAACGAAGCAGGTGCTAGTGTAGATTTTAGAATAGAATCAAATGCACAAACACATATGTTATTTTTAGACGGAAGTGCAGATGCAGTTGGTATACAAACTAGTACACCAAAAGCACCTTTACAAGTACAAGACGTAGCACTAGATACTGAAACAACAACATCAAGCGGAACTAATGCAGTTAAAATTGCAGAATGGGCAGTTGCAGACTTTAGAACTGCAAAAGTTTTAATACAAATTAATAATGCTTCAGATGGCGAATACCAAGCACAAGAAATGTTAATATTACATGATAGCACAAATAATGCAGGCGTAAAATCAACAGAATATGCAGTTCTGTTTACTGGTAGTGCGGCACTTGCAACATTTAGCACACAAGTTTCAGGGGGCAATATTGAGCTGCTGGCAACACCGTCAACAGCGAACACATTGGTTTACAAAGTAGCTAAAACTATGATTACATTGTAACCGATAAATACAATATATAAGCCAATTAGGGGAGAGTGAACCAGATGGCAACTAGTGATTTTAAGGTCAAAAAAGGCCTGCAGGTAGGGTCGGGCGATTTCAATGTTGACATTGATAATAATACCGCTGCATTCGCTAACGGATATACAATTACAATTGGCAGCGATACTGTAATAACAAATGCTGACAATGTAAGTGAACTGACTAACGATGCAAACTATATCACACTTACTGACATTTCAGCAAGTGGTGACATTACATATAATAATACAACAGGTGTAATCAGTTTTACACAACGTACTGATCAACAAGTCCGTAACTTGTTTAGTGGCACCGGAGATATTACATATGAAAGTGCAAATGGACAAATAAGTTTTAACAACACCACTGGTTACATTACACTGACAGACCTTAGCGGTGGTACAGGAATTACCTACGACAATACTACAGGCGAATTTAGTATTGCACAAAATATTGCAACTGATCAAGATGTTACATTTAATACAGTTACAGCGACAGATAAAATATTAACAGATACAATTACAGCAACAGGCGCAGGAACAGATGTTACTGTAGATGACAATTTGATTGTATCAGGAAATTTAACTGTAAATGGTACAACTACTACATTAAATACTGCAACATTAACCGTTGAAGATCTAAATATAGTATTAGCAAATGGCGCAGCTGATGCAGCAGCAGCAAATGGCTCTGGAATAACTATAGACGGAGCTGATGCTACATTAACATATGCTGCGACAGGTGATAAGTTTGTAATGAACAAAACACTTGATACAGATCTAATAGGTGATGTAACTGGCGATGTAACTGGTGATGTAACAGGTGATGTAACTGGTGATGTAACTGGTGATGTAACAGGTGATATTACTAGTACTGGTACGTCTACATTTGCTTCAATAGATGTTAACGGTGGCACTATTGATGGTACAGCTATTGGTAGTACAGTAACATCAACTGGTGCGTTTACAACCATTAACGGTACTGTAATTACAGCAAGCACAAATTTTGCAGGCAATTTAACAGGTAATGTTACAGGTACAGTTAGCGACATAAGCAATCATAGTACAACTAATCTAAGTGAAGGTACAAACTTATACTATACAGATGCTAGAGTAGATGCACGTATTGATTTACAAATGGGAGCCGATTTAGATCTTAGCGGTGTTACTACAGATGATTTAGCTGAAGGTAGCAATAATCTTTATTATACCCAAGCAAGATTTAATACTGCGTTTGGACTGAAATCAACAACAGATTTGTCTGAAGGTAGTAATTTATATTTTACAAATGCTAGAGCACGTTCGGCAATAAGTGCATTAGGCGATGTAAGTTACGATAGTTCAACTGGCGTTATATCATTTACTGAAAGAACAGATGCAGAAGTACGTGGCTTAATTAGTGTAGCAGGTGATCTAAGCTATAACAATAGCACAGGTGTCATAAGCTATACTGCTCCTGATGATTTAGGAGACTTGACAAATAATGCAGGTTATATTAAACTTGCTGACCTAAGCGCCGGAGGCGATTTATCATATAACAATTCTAGCGGTGAATTTAGTTTTACTGAACGCACTGATTCTGAAGTACGTGGATTAATAAGTGCAAGTGGTGATGCATCATACAATAATAGTACAGGTGTAATTAGTGTTACTACATATAAAGATGCTGATGCTGATGCAAGAATTGCCGCAGCAACATTAGATGATTTATCAGATGTAAATTACACAAGTGCTGCAACAAACGGACAAATACTTATTTGGGACAATGCAAATCAGTATTGGGAGCCTGCAGATCCTTACACAGCAACAGATTTTGATACAAACTTTGCTGCAAAAGATACCGACGACTTATCAGAAGGTTCAACAAATCAATATTTTACACAGGCAAGAGCAAGAAGCTCTATAAGTGTAGCAGGTGATCTTGCATATAATAGTGCAACAGGTGTAATTAGTTATACAACACCTAGTAATTTAAGTGACTTTACAAACGACTCTAATTTTATTACATTGGCAGATTTAAGTGTAACTGGCGATTTGTCATATAATAATGCAACTGGTACATTTAGTTTTACTGAACGCACAGACGGAGAAGTGCGTGGTCTTATAAGTGCAAGTGGCGATTTGTCATATAATAGTAGTACAGGTGTTGTTAGCTTTACTGAACGCACAGATGCAGAAGTACGGGGTTTAATAAGTGGTACAGGTGATATTGGTTACGATAATAGCACCGGTGTTATAAGTTTTTCTAATACAAGCGGTTACCTTACAGAATATACAGAAACTGATACATTAGATAGTGTAACAGGTAGAGGCGCAACAACTTCTAACAATATCCAAGTTGGTGATATGACCGTTACTGGAGATCTTACAGTAAGCGGAACAACAACTACAATTAATACTGCTACTTTAAACATAGCAGACAATATTATGACACTAAACAGTGATGTGTCAGGTGCACCTAGTGAGAATGCAGGGATTGAAGTTGAAAGAGGGACATCAACAAACGTTGCATTACGCTGGAATGAAACAAACGGAAAATGGGAATTTACAAATGATGGCAGTACATATCAAAATATTGCAACTGCTGTATCTGAATTAACAAATGATTCTAATTATATTAGTTTAGGTAGCCTAAGCGGCGGCACAGGTATTTCGTATAATAACGCAACTGGTGAAATTTCTATCGATAACAGCGGTACAGGATTTATTACACGCTCAGGCATAAGTGCTACCGGTGATATTAGTTATGATAATAGTACTGGCGTAATCAGTTTCAATAATAGTAGTGGTTACTTAACTGAATATACAGAAGTTGACACATTAGATGATGTAACAGGTAGAGGGTCGTCTACTTCAAATAGTGCAGAATTTGGTGGATTAACAGTCGGTGGTACTAATGTTGCGTTATCAGGCGCTAATATCAGCATATTTAATAATGACTCAGCATTTATTTCTAGATCTGGCATAAGTGCAACTGGCGATATTAATTACGATAATAGTACTGGTGTCATTTCGTTTAACAACGGTACTGGGTTCCTTACATCTGAAACTGACACTTTACAGTCCGTGACTGATAGAGGTAACAGTACAGATAATCACGTTGCATTTACAAATACTGTAGCAATGACAGGTGCGCTAACGATTACTAATGAAATATTTACTAACGGTGTAGCATTACAAACTGAGTCAGGTGCTAATAAAACTAACCTATCAATGGTTAACGGATATGTGCAATTAAATTACATTAACCAATTATACTCAGATGGCGATCTTTGGTTAGCAAATGCACAACAAAATACTTCAGGCGGTGATACAAAAAAGATAGCAACAGCAAATGCATTAGGAACTAACATTGCTGGTAATAATTTAAATATCGAAGCAGGTAGTTCAACTGGTACAGGCGCCGGTGGTAACATTATTTTTAAAACAGGTAGCACAGGTTCGTCAGGATCATTGACAAATGCCCTATCTGAAAGATTTAAAATAAGTGGTAGTGATGGTGCAATTACAATTAATGCAGCATATAGTCTACCTTCTAGTGATGGCACAACAGGGCAAGCACTTGTAACAGATGGTGCAGGCACTACATCTTTTGGACAAATTGCTTATTCTGCTATTTCAGGAACACCAAACTTAGCAGCAGTCGCAACTTCAGGAAGCTACAACGATTTAACTGATACACCAGCATCAACTTCAGATGCAGCTATAAGAGCATTATTTAGTGCTACCGGAAGTTTAAGTTATGATAATTCTACAGGTGTGTTTAGTTACACAGAAAGAACTGATGCAACAATACGTGGATTAATTAGTGCATCAGGTGATTTAAATTACGATAGCAGTACTGGTGTAATTAGCTTCACACAGTCGGCTTCACCTGTAACTAGTGTAAACACAAAAACCGGTGCTGTTGTTTTAGGCACTGGTGACATATCAGAGTCAGGATCGAATTTATACTTTACTCAAGGTCGAGCAAGATCTGCATTAAGTGCAAGTGGTGATATTAGTTATGATAGTGCAACTGGTATTATATCTTATAGCGAAAGATCAGATGCAACAATACGTGGATTAATAAGTGCCGGAGGTGATTTAAGTTACGATAACAGCACAGGTGTTATGTCATTTAGCCAAAGATCAGATGCAACAATACGTGGACTAATTAGCGGTACCGGAGATATTGGATATGACAATTCAACAGGTGTTATTAGCTTTAGTAATAATAGTGGATTTATAACTAGCTATACAGAAACAGACACACTAGATAGTGTAACAGGTAGAGGCGCAACTACTACTAATAACCTTACTGTAGGCGGATTAATAGTAAGTGGCGACTTAACAGTCAGCGGAACTACAACAACTATCAATACAGCTACACTTGATGTTGCAGATAACATAATAACATTAAACAGTGACGTGACTGGAACACCAACAGAAAATGCAGGTGTATCTGTAAACAGAGGTGTGTCGTCTGCTGTTGATATTCGTTGGAACGAAACTAATGATAAATGGGAATTTACAAACGATGGTGCTAATTATCAAGTTCTTGCAGTTGATCTAGGTGATCTTACAAACAATGCAAATTACGTAAAACTTACTGATTTAAGTGCAGGTGGTGATTTAAGTTACGATAATACGACTGGAGAATTTACATTTACTGAACGTACTGATGATGAAGTACGTGGACTTATAAGTGCAGGTGGTGATCTAACATATGATAATACTACAGGCGTAATGTCATTTAGCGAAAGATCAGATACAACCATACGTGGATTAATTAGTGCAAGTGGTGATTTAAGTTATGATAGTGCTACAGGTGTTATATCTTACACTGAAAGAACAGATGCAACCATACGTGGATTACTTAGCGGTACTGGAGATATTACGTATGATGCAGGAACTGGACAAATAAGTTTCAATAACACTAGCGGATTTATTACAAGTGCTAATATTACAGAAACGGATACATTACATAGTGTAACAAGTAGAAATGCTACTACAACAAATAATATTGCTGTAAACGATATGACAGTTAATGGTAACTTGATTGTATCAGGCACAACAACCACTGTTAACAGCACTACAATTAATCTTGCTGATAATATTATTACACTCAACAGCGATTTTACAACAGGAACTCCTACTGAAAATGCAGGTATTGAAGTACTTAGAGGCGGAAGTAGCACTGTAGCAATACGGTGGAACGAAACTTCAGACAAATGGCAATACACAAACGACGGATCAAGTTATAATAACTTTCCTATTAATTTAAGTGATTTGAATAATGATTTGTCTTTCTTAGCATTGACAGATATTTCTGGCACTGGTGATATAAGTTTTGATCAAGCTACAGGTGTAATTAGCTTTAATAACTCAAGTGGTTATCTTACTGCTGAAGCTGACACATTTGGCACAGTTACAGGTAGAGGAAATACAACCTCAAGTGCAATTGTAGTTAACAATAGTATTACTGTACAAAACGAAATATACTCCCAAGGCGTTGCACTTAAATATTCAAATAGTGCTAATGTTCCGCAACTAGAAATTGGCGCAGATTTCTTTAGATTAGAAAATCATGATGATTTCTTTGTTGAAAGTGATATTACTTTAGGAAGAGCAGCAACTGATGCCACAGGCGGAGCAACAAGAGCTATATCATCGGCAAATGGCGTTGGCACAAATATTGCTGGTAGTACAATTGAAGTTATTGCAGGAACATCAACCGGTACAGCTAGTAGCGGTGCTATTGTTTTCAAAACAGGGTCGCAAGGACAAGCAAGTAACAATGTTACAAACATATTACAAGAACGCTTTAGAATACGCGGTACCGATGGTGCAATAGAAATAAATGAATCGTATACGTTACCTACAGCAGATGGAAATAATGGCACATATTTAGGTACCGACGGTAACGGAGATGTAACATTTAAGCAAATTTCTTACAGTGATTTAAGCGGTAATCCGTCTATATCTCAAGTAGGTTTAACTGGAAACTACTCAGATCTACTCGGTGCACCTACAAATGTTAGTCACTTTACAAATGATGCAGGTTATATTACTAGCGGAAGTGAAGGAGTGTTTGATGGAGATATACTAGGTAGTGTATTTGGTGATGACTCTACATTATTAGTTGACGGTGTAAACAACACACTAAATACGGCAAGACTAGATCAAGCAGGTGCAACAAACGGTCAAGCGTTAGTTTGGAATAATTTTACACTTACTTGGGAACCTGGTACAGTCGATGGTGCTAGTATTGATATTATACTAGATCAAATTGGAGATATAGACACCACTGGAGTACAAAATGGAGATTACTTGCGTTGGGATTCATTAGCAGGAAAATGGCTACCGGTGGCAGCATCATCAAGTTCAGGTATAAGTGTAGCAGACGCTGAAGACGCATCCTTCATGGCAGCGTTAATTATGGGATAAAAAAATGGCAAATTATTTTAGAAATAGTATAGAAAAAAACATAGGTTCTACACCAGTAACAATGGTAGATAATACAAACAATAGTAAACTTACTGTAGTTGGAATTAGTTTAGCAAATGTTTCAGAAAGCAACTTATTCATTGATGTTACTGTAACAAATGAATTAGATGTAGAAGGATATTTTATTAAAGAAGTTATGTTACCTCCAAATAGTAGTTTACGACTAATTGCAGGAGGAGAAAAGTTAATATTAGGTAATGACAATCAATTAAAGGTTAAAAGTAATTTAGCTAATAGTGTAGATGCAATAGTAAGTTATGTGGAAATACTCTAATGGCACTAAAGAAATTAGACTCGGTTTATTATGTAGGTGAAACACCTAGGAAAAAAGCAAAACAAACTCGTAGTCAACGTTTCTTTTATGGTATGCGATCAGACGGCGAAGAATTAATACTATGTAAAGTTGATGCATTTGATAGCACTGACGGAGTACTAGTTAATGAAATTGGTGATGATCCGAAATTTGACTTTCCTTATTTCATACCAGGTGTCAACTTTTTTGAAGGCAATGATATAAATCATGCGGAGCGTTACCCTAGTCTAATTTATCAACAATACAAATTTGATGACGGTAACTATTCTTACTATGTTGACGATAATGGCGAACTTACATTAAGAGTTAATCAAGGCATTGACGAGGGAACGGTAGTTGTTCCTGACGTACCTATTAATCCAATACAAAAAGATTATAGACGTTTTGGGGTATACCCAACATTTGATAATAACACAGTTTCGTTTGATAACCAAGACATAAGATTCGATAACAAGGAGCCGCAGTAATGGCAAAACAAATAATAAACACAGGTGCTGGCGCCAATGACGGTACAGGTGATAGCTTAAGAGATGGTGCAGGTAAAGTTAATAGTAATTTTACAGAATTATATAATGCATTAGGTAACGGCAATAGTGTACAAATTAATTTATCAGGAGCATCTTCAGGACAAATTTTAGCCTATAACGGAGTAAATTTTGTACCAAGTTCGTCTAGTGCAATTGCATTTAATGCTGTTCAATCAGATAGCGGAACCGGAGTAGCTAGTGGAGGTAATACAACCTTAGGAATTGTAGGAGCCGGCGGAATAGCAACATCAGTATCTGGAAATGTTTTAACAATTTCAGGAAACGGTTCAGGTGGAGGCGGTGGCGGAGCAAGTGTTACGGTTAGCACGACAGCACCATCTAATCCAGCAGCTGGCGATTTGTGGTATGATAGTGAATTAGGAATTTTAGCTGTTTGGTTTGCTACAGAGGGGGTATGGGTGCAATCTAACGGCGGTAATGTTATTGAACAGTTTAACGGCGATGTACAAGCAGGTATTACAACATTTATAGGAATGACGGATACTCCTAATAGTTTTGTTGGAAGCGAAAACGCATTTGTAACGGTTAATTCAACCGGTACTGGATTAACATTTACTCCTGGCAGTAGTCAATCTGCTGATGTTCTTACTCCTATTGATATAAACATTACATCAAGCCCTTATGCTGCATCATCATACGATTTGATATTTGTAGATACAACAGCAGGCGCAGTAAGTGTTAATTTACCAGTAAGTCCGTCAAAAGGAGAAGAAATAAGAATAGTAGATATAAAAGGAAATTTTGCAACAAACGCATGTACGATAACTTCAAATAGTCCTATTCAAGGAGAATCAGAAGATCTAATTATTGATGTAAATAGAGCAAGTTTAGGATTAATCTTTCACAGCTCAGCTAACGGATGGATACTGAAAGATAGATAATGAGTCGTTACAGTGAAGAAAAATACTTTGAAATTCCAGTTAAACCTACAAAAGAAGCGTTGCCGTTAAGTAATAATACTATAGGTGATAGATATATAGTAAGCGACGATGTTTATATATGGAACGGAAATTTTTGGATCGAAGCAAATTTATTAGATCCACCGGCTAGTTTGTTTATTCAAACTTATAATGTATCAGCTGTAAGCAATGTAGTTGACGAAGGTGATACAATAACTATAAATTTAACTACTACTAATATTCCTGATAACACAAATTTAGGCTATACAATAACAGGAACAGTATCTAGTGCAGATTTAAGTGGAGCATCGTTAACGGGATCATTTACTATTGTTAATAATGCAGCATCTGTAGCTTATACTGTTGCAGAAGATTTAACAACTGAAGGTAGTGAAACACTGATTTTTAGTTTAGATAATGGTGCAGATAGTGTTAGTGTTACGATAGGAGATACAAGCACTACACCTATTGCTGAATATACACTTACTCCTAGTATTGGAACAGTAGACGAAGGCGATTCGTTTACTATAACACTTAATACTGTAAATGTTCCTACAGGAACAGTGTTACCATATACAATTACAGGAATACAAGTAGCAGATTTAGAAGCACCGGGTGAAACTTCTTTGTCAGGATCGTTTACTGTAGATGCAGTTGGCGCTGCACAAAAATCATTCAATATTAAAGAAGATTCTAGTGTTGATGAAGGTAGTGAAACATTTGTAATTGCTTTAAATAATGGCAGTGGAAGTACGTCGGTTACAATAAACGACACAAGTGCAATTGTTTCAGGTGACGAAGTATTTACATCTGATGGAACATTTACAGTTCCGGCAGGAGTAACAAGTATAAACATTTATGCAGTTGGCGGTGGCGGCTCAGCTGAAGCCGGAGAATTTTCTAATGGATCATCTGGTGGTGGAGGCGGTGGTGCTTATGTTTCAATATTAGGCTACCCAGTTACACCTGGTGATAATATTACTGTTGAAGTAGGCGCAGGTAGTACCGCTGGGATAAACTATGCTAACAGTCCTTTCGAATTAGTTCACACTAATTCCGGAACAGGTCTAACTTACTATCCACAATCTGGCTCAATAGTAGAACCAACTAATGGACAGAGTAGTAGTATAACACATAATGGTACAACAATGTTAACAGCAGGCGGCGGCAGCAAAGGTAGGATTATCACAGGCGGTAACGGGGGAGTTGGATCTGTACACGGCTCTGTTGCTACACTTGCAGACAGCCATGAAATAGTTAATGGTAAAACAGGTGAGGCTGGACAATCAGGTAATTCTGGAACAAGGCCTGGTGGTGGAGGAGGCGGAGGTCGTGGAGGCATGGGTGGTACTGGACGTGGCGACTTCTATAGAAGCAACGGTGGATACAATTACAGTAAACAAGCAAATGGCGGCCAAGGTGGCGGCATGCATTTATATGGCGGCACAACAAATGGAAGTAATGGTGCTGATGCACCCATATTATGGAATGGAAGTTTTAACTATACTCTTGCCGGTAACGGCACTAATGGCGGAACAGCAACAGGTGATGCATACGGCGCTGGCGCTGGCGGTGGTGTAGGTGGACGTATACGTAATCAAACCATTGTCAGTAGCGGTACAAGCTATTATTATAAATGGTTTTTAGGTAGAGATACTAGCAGCGGAACTCAAGGCGCTATACGATTTGCATGGGGGAACGCATAATGAGCAGTTATAAGGCTAACAAAGGATATCAAAAAGAATATACAAATGCATTACCTAGTATTGGCGTGCCAAACGGAAGTAAGTCTTTTATTGCTGGTGAAGTATTTTTATGGGACGGCGACGAATGGGGGTATATACAAACTGAAAATCTACCACCTATATGGAATAACAGAATAGATGCAACAGTATTTTTAGAACAAGCAGGTGCTACTACAACTTTAGATTTTGGTGCAACAGATCCTGAAGGCGCTTCAATAAATTACGAATTATCTTATCCGACATTTACTAGTGATAACACAGGTACAGATCCAGTTGATTCGTTAACATTTGATGATGATACAGGTGTATTAGTTATCACACCTATTACAACAACAGACACTTGTGAAAAACTTATTAGAGTAACTGCTAGTGACGGAATTAATAGTATTTCAAAAGATGTATTATTATTACTTTCTCAAACAGTTACTACCGCAGCAGATAGCGGAGCAATTTGGGTTAAACCAGGAGTGTATACATGGATTCCTCCTCAAGGAACTCCTGCATTGATACACATTGTTTGTATAGGAGCTGGCGGTGGTGGTTCTGGTATGCAATCTTCAACTAACACATCTGGTGCAGGTGGAGGCGGTGGTACATTATCTTATGCTAATAATGTTGCAAATGACGGTTCGTCACTAACAATTATAGTCGGTGCTGGAGGCAGCGGAGGCATAAGAAACTTTCCAGGTTCTAACGGTGGATTTACTAGAGTTCAAAAAACTACGAATGGACAAGTACTGATAGAAGCATCAGGCGGCGATGGCGGATCGTTTGGCACTGCTGGTGAAGGCGGTGGAGTTGCTGGACTAAATTCAGCATATTCTGGAGGTGATGGCGGCAGTGGAGCAACAGGTGTTGGAAGTACAGGCGGAGGCGGTGGCGGTGCAGGTGGCTACGGCGGTCTTGGTGGTACAGGTGGAAGTTCGTCGTTTATTCAAAATCTTCCAGCAAATGGTCAAAACGGAACAGCAGGTGTAGGTGGCGGTGGCGCTGGCGGCAGTGAAGCTACCTCATCACCAGGATTATCTGGAGGCGGTGGTGTAGGATTTTATGGTCTAGGATCGGACGGACTTCCAGTACTCCGAAGCGGTGGCGGTGGTGGATCAGGCGCAAGCGATGGAGATATAGGAACAGGTGGATTTCCAGGTGGTGGCGGCAGTGGCACAGCCGTAACTACTAATACAGCAGCAGGATTTGGACAAGATGGAGCAGACGGAGCTGTTAGAATAATGTGGGGAGATAGTCGCAGCTTTCCTTCAGTCAATGCAGCAGATACAGATAGTATTGTGCAAGAACAGGACTATTCATAATGGCAAAATATTCAAGAAAAAAATCTTTATCACAAGAAAGTGTCCTTACATTTGCTAATTTAGATGCAATACCAGATTCGGGAATTGATATAGGAACAATAGCATGGATTACTAGCGAAGATGCATTCTATATTCTAAAAACAGCAAATAGCGGTTGGAAAAAAATATACGAAAATAGTTATTATGCAGGTGCTCCTACATACACTTTAATTAAATCTCCAATCGGCGGCGCTGTAGACGAAGGTGACACTATGACTGTTACTATAACTACAACTGGAGTATCAGATGGCACATCAGTTGGGTATTTATGGGAAGGAATTAGTAATTCTGATGTTACAGGAGGACCTTTTCAAGGAACTGCTGTTATATATAATAGCATTGCAACTGTAACATTAGTAGCAAAAGCTGATTTTACAACTGATGGTGTTGATATAGCAACTTTTTCTTTAGATGCTACTGACTCGTTAGGAAATGCTACTAATGCTACTTCAGCCGAGTTTACTATTTCTGATACTAGTATTGATCCTGTAGGTAACACAAATCCTGATTTTACAATCAATGTAACTGCTTCTGGTGCATCGGCTTATACAATGACCGGTACTGATCGAAACGGAGTAGTTAGTGGACAAAATCCAACCTTATTATTTTATGTAGATGATATTGTAGATTTTGTAATTAATAGTCCAGGACATCCGTTTTTTCTTAAAACGGTAGCAAATAATGGTACGGGCAATACAATTACTATTAACGGAAGCGAAATACCAAATAATGGTACATCTAACGGAACAATTCGGTGGACTGTACATACAGATGATACTTTCTATTATATTTGTCAATTCCATGGAGCAATGTCTGCTCCAATTATTACTACACCTGTAGTCGGGGGTATACTATATGATATTCCTGGTACGTATACATGGACTGCACCAGTTGGTATAACCAGTGTTAGTGCAGTGGTAATCGGCGGTGGCGGCGCAGCTGACTTTAGCCTATACGGCGGAGAAGGAGGCGCCCTAGCTTGGAAAAATTCTATACCTGTTATACCTGGAGAAGATTACACTGTTTCTGTAGGCAACGGCGCAACGACGAGCTCAGAAGGCCGACCTGTGATCCAGTCTGGAAGTAGTTATTTTATAAGTTCAGCTACTGTCAGTGCTAAGGGCGGAGACAGCGGCTCCAATGCTACATCAAGGACTGGTACCGAAGTGGTAGGAGATGGTGGAGGCGCAGGAGGGCATGGAGGTCAAGGCGGCGGCTATGTAACAGGATCGAAATCAGGCGGCGGAGCAGGTGGCTATAGCGGAAACGGCGGTAATGCAGGCAGCCACACAGGCGTTTCTAGTAATACAACTCTAGATGCTGGTGATGCAGGCAGCGGTGGTGGCGGCGGCGGTGGCGGTCATTATAGCTCAGGTGATATTAATTTTACTGGGACAATACCTACTACCGGAGGTGGCGGTGTAGGAGTATACGGTCAGGGTGCAAATGGTGCAGGAGGAGCTGCAACAAGTGCTACTACTTTATTTGCAGGTAAAGGCGGATCTGGAGGTGATGACGGAACTCGTGGAGGCATCAACAGCCAGCAAGCAAACGGCGGAGATTACGGCGGGGGCGCCGGTGTAGTATATAAAAGAGATGCTGGTGCTGCTAATTATGTGCCTTCATATCCTGGTTTAGAAAATACAACTGCTGGCAAGGGTGCAGTAAGAATTATTTGGGGATCAGGAAGAGCATTCCCTTCAACTAATGTAGCATTAGCAGATTCAAACGGTTATGAAACTACGTATGTACCGCCAGCAGTTCCAACTTACACAGCGACACCGACAACATTTTCTGTTAGTGAAGGTAGTTCAGTAACAATTAATGTAGCAACAACTGCTGTTCCAAATGCAACTACATTATATTGGACTGTTACTAGAGCTAGTGAGTTTAATGTTTCTAGTGGTAGTTTTACTATTTCAAATAATGCCGGACAGTTTACGGTTACACCTATTATAGATGCTGTAGTTGAAAATCCAGAAACATTCCAAGTACAAATTAGAACTGTAAGTACAAGTGGAACTGTAGTTGATACAACAAGTGCAATAACTATTAATAACGTGAATGTATCAGCTAATATTGTGTCAGTGTCAACTATGAATTTACCTTCAGGTTTTCGTCGTACAAGTAGTCCGAAAAAATTTAGTAATTTAAGTTTTGCTTCTAACGGAACTCAAAGTAGCGGACCTCAGTTTAGTCTTCAATCGCAATACGGGGTACAAACACAAATAACTGTTGAAATGTGGGTAAACCCTGTTATGCGCGGTGATACAATATTCGGAGTAAGCGACCCGGCAAACTCAATGTATCATGGTGTTGATTACATGTCCAATAGTGCTTGTCAATGGAGGTATAGAGCAGCGTCGGGCAGTCCAAGTGGATCAATCGGTTCAAGTGCAGGCACCCTAGCTCTTAATACGTGGGGATTACTAACAGCAGAACTTTCAACTAGTTCAAATGGATCAATGGTAGCTCGATGGTGGCTTAATGCAACAGGAAACGGAGGCACTTGGACGTGGCAAAATAATGCACCTGGACATATAAGCTCTTTTGGAGCAATTACTTTTGCATGGTGGCCTTATGCCCCTAACAGATTTAACGGTGTTTTTGGACCTGTTAGGGTAAGCAAAGGTTTAATTTATAATGGATCACCAACAGTACCTACATCAACATTTCAAACGACTGCCGATACACTACTGATAATTCAATAAATATAGTTAGGAGAATAACATATGGCCCAAATAAACTTTCCAAATAGTCCAACAGATGGACAGGAATTTATTGCATCTAATACCTTATATACATATGTATTAGCAAAAAACCTGTGGAAAGCAACATCTCTAGGTGGCGGAAGTGGAGGCGGTAGCGGCTCAACTTCATTTGTTACTTTAACTGATGTAGGACTTACTGATTTATCAGCAGGTGATTTGATATTTTATGACGGAACATTTTTTGCTAACACAGATTTAAAATATAGACAAATTGCATTTTCTGCTGCAAGTGCATACACATTATCAACACAAAGTGCTAATTATAAAGTTGCTGAAGATCCAAATAATGGTAACAATCCTATGCTTTCAGCATTCGCTGGAACTATTATGAGGTTAGATTTAGACACAACTGGTGACGCAGTTCGTATACAAGATTATAATGGTAATGATTATAATGATGGTTTAGTACATGTTTCTGATGATGGAACGCAGGCAGTCGGAATATCAGCACAAGGTAAGACCAGCGGTTCTTTGTATTGGAAGATTCCAGTTGATGCGGCAGGAACATATGTATATCAAAGTGAAGTTAGATCTAATATGAAAGGTTACATTAAAGTTAAAGGAGCTGGTAATGAACCTGCACTTAATTTAGGATCTTTAGGAGGATCACTTGAATTAGACCTAGCAGCATCTAACGTATTTAATTTGGATTTGAACAGTAATGTTACAAATTTAACTTTAAGTAATGCTGCGTCCGCAGGTTCTACAATTACATTAGTTATAACAAACAGTGGTACATATGACATAACATGGCCTGGGCAAATAATTTGGTCGCAAGGATCACCTCCGACATTAACAACAAGTGGTAAAGATATCATTACATTATTATCTGTTGATGGCGGCACAGTTTTTTATGGATTTGTCGCTGGACAGAATTTTAGTTAGGAAAAAATATGTCTGATATAGGTATAGTTGGCATCCTTTCTGCAAGCGGAACATCGGGTTCTATTGAATTTGAAACTCAATTATCAGAAATTATAGTACCTAATAATTCTATAGTAAGAGTAGGAATTATATCAAATAGGAAATCAGTAACTTATACTATTGAACAAGATACGGCATCTAATTTAGTAAATGTTCCTGCATTTACTTTTGAAGATTACGGCACAACTGAATCTGGAGACAATTTAACTGTCTTAAAAATCGAAACAGATGATGATTACCAAAATACTGTATACAAATTAAAAGCTACTGTTAATGCAGATGTGTATGCTTATAGCAGACGATTTGAAATTCGTAGCTCGCCTGTAGGAGCAGCAACATATAACAAGACAGTTAGTATTGACCAACCGAGTGCAACACTTGTTGTATTAGATAATGCTGCACAATCCTTTAATATTCCTATATTAAGGACATTTGAAGTAAACAACTTACAACCTCAAGGACAGGTTGCATACACTTCTCCCGGTACGTATACATGGGATGTACCAAGTGGTGTAACTGAAATTAGTATGGTAGCTATCGGAGGAGGAGGAGCTGGCGGCGGCGCCTACGGAACTCAATTAGGGGCGTTTTGGGGTAAAGGCGGCGCAGGTGCAGGCCTTGCTTGGGGAACAGCATCAGTAACTTCTGGAGACAGTATAAAAATAGAAGTAGGAGAAGGAGGAGTAGGACAAACAGGAGATGCAGGGTTATCCGGACAAACTAGTAGAATATGCCATATGGGAAATAATTGTCAATTTATGGCAGCATGTGGTGGCGGTGGCGGTGGGATTTCAGGTTTGAATAACTATGAACCTTTATCTACAGGCGGTCAATACGTTGTAGATAGTGCATTATCTAGTAGCGGCGGCGGCAACGGAGGATCCGGTGGAGGGACTGAGCGATCAACTGATTCAGATGGTGCTATACTTGAAGGCTGGCCAGGCGGTGGCGGTGGCACAGCAGGCTACAGTGGCAATGGCGGGTCCGGTGGACCAAGAAGTGGCATTGCGCCTTACGGACTCGATGGATCCGGTGGCGGTGGTGCAGGTGGATACAGACAATGCGGCGGTGGCACAGGACTTTGGCAAGTTTGCCAACAAAGTATAGGTGGAAATAATGTAAACGGATATAAAGGTTCAAACGGATCAACAGGTGCATTAGTATATAAAAAATACGGCGCAAACACTTCTCCTAGCACTGGTTGGTTTGGACACGGTGCTTCAGGGTATGAATGGCCAGGAACTGATGCTGATAAATGTTTTCCAGGACCAAGTGGAGGCGACGGAGCAGTTAGAATAGTTTGGGGAGGTGGTAGAGAATATGAAGGACAAACAATTCAAACTCCTCAGCATAACGACGATGTATACGAAGTTGAAGATGGAACAACATTAAATTTTAACGAAGACACTCCTATTATATCTTATAAACTTACAGGCACAATTCCTAATACTGTTGATACTGATGCAATTAATGTTGATAGAGAATTGCAATTTGAATCAGGATCTAATGTACAAAATATTGTTATTCCGGTCTTAGATGATGCAATTAGTGATACTGCTGGTTCTAATACAGGAACTTTCACATTTAATTTAACTGCGTCAACAGATGAATATACAGTTTCAACCAATACAGCAACCTTAGGTATACAGACTAATCCTAACCCCCCTGTAAGAGAAATAGGATGGCTATCTCCAACATATAATATTGACGAAGGAGAAACTATATCTGTTAAATTACTACGTACTTCTATAAGAAATGGCACATCTGACTTAGGGTTACCTATTACTGTATTTTGGAGTATTAGGGGAGAAAATGTAGGTGACGATCCAGATGACAGATGGAACACAACTTCAGGATCTACAATTATACCCGCAGGCGAAACCGAAGCGGCAATTAACCTTAGTATAGCTCCTAATAATACTGAAGCACCTAGTAGTACAAATATAATAGAAATTAACTCTGTTTCAGATGCAAGATATACTGTTACTGGTAATTCACTAATTACAATAAACAATTTGTATAAACTTGTAAGAATTGCTAGTAGTGCGATTTTTACAGAGGGCGAAACAGGTAGCGTTACATTATCTAGAGTATATAAAAGAAACGGTGCAGATGCTACACCAGACGATACTACTGTAATATCTTGGGGTTTTGGTACAGCATTAAACGACAGCAGAGTAACTTTAACAAGTGGCACTGTAAGTATTGCAGGAACTGCATTAACTAACGATATAAATATTCCTGTTTCATCTACAGCAGGATTACAAACTTCTACATTTAACACAATTAGAATTTTAAATGCTACAAGCAATTATATAATCGATGATGCTAATAATACAAGCACAATAAGAATTAATGATACTATAGATGAAGTGAAAACAATATCAATATCAACGCCTAATGTTTCTGTCGATGAAGGAAACACATTTACTGTAATACTACAGCGAGAACACTTAGTCGATGGAGTTAGTTCCTTATCAGACAGACCTACTATTGCTTGGACATTAACAAATGCTGATTCGAGATTTGTTGGTACTAGTGGAGTATCTGCTTGGCAATCTGATGAAACTGATTTATCTATTTCAATTCCTACTGAATTGTCAGAAATTTATATAGGTGATGCAACGGCTACATTTACTATATATAATCCTAGCTTGTTATATGAAATAGAAGGTAATGATAGTATAACACTAACATTAATTGAAAACGATACTGCACCTACTATCGATGTAACATTTGATAATACGATTGTAAGAGGCGGCCAATCTATAATTGGAACAGTTTCTACACAAAGTGTATTAGATGGTAGTGCATATAAGTATTATATAAATCATAATTCTACTAACAATTTTGATTTTACAAGCGATACTTCTTCTCCAATATCATTTAATATTGTTAATACTTTAACAGATTATTATACATTTACTGGAAATGGACTTTCAAGTTTTAATAACCCTAATTTAACATTAATAAGAGGACGTACATATAGATTTAGTGTCAATGCTCCTGGACATCCTTTTTATATTAAGACTGATGCTGTTGCAGGTAACGTAAATTTATACCCTACTGGGGTAACCGGTCAAGGTGTTACATCAGGTGTTTGTGAATTTACCGTTCCATTAAATGCTCCTAATAGATTATATTATCAATGTAGTGCGCACTTAGATATGGGCGGACAATTAAATATGGTGGATGAATCAATTCGCACAGAACCATTTTATATTCAAGAAAATTCTGGATCATTTACTATTGTGACTACAGCAGATTCTGAAACAATAGAAAATAAATTTAGTATAAGTATCCTAGATGGACTAGGTAATACAGTTCATACAACAGACGAATTAACTATTAAACCTACTGTTGAATTTAGAATACCCACTTTAGTATACGACGAAGGTACAGTCGTTACTGCTAATATAGATTGTGCTTCACAGGGCACCCATTCATATGCAGTGTCGGGTACAAATATAGATTCAGGAGACTTTATTACAGCTATTTCAGGTACATTTACTCCTCAAGTAAATGCTACATATTACGGATTTAGTTCGGCTTTGCAATTTCCTATATCAAACGATAATATTTCTGAAAGTGTGGAAAGTTTTACAATTACAATAACTGATCCAGACGGAAATGTGTTTGACTCAAATAGCATTACAATAAACGATACTAGTGAAACCCCGTCAACAGGTACAAAGTCATTTACATCAAGTCAAGAATGGGTAGTACCCGGCGGTGTTAGTAGTATTAGCGCAGTAGTAATCGGAGGCGGTGGTGGCGGATCCGGACATATGGTTTCAGGCACTAATCCTTATCCTCAAACACAGGGTTCAGTAGATATTACTAACACAGGTTCCGGTGGTGGAGGTGGCGGAGGTGCAGTTGCTTGGGCAGAGAGTATTCCAGTAACAGCAGGTGAAACTATATCAATCACTGTAGGAGCGGGTGGCAGCGCAGGTACAGCAATTCAAGAAAATGGCGGCAACGGAGGTGAAAGTAATATTAGACGGAGTACTACAAAACTTTTAGCAGCCGGTGGCGGCGGCGGTGGTAAGCAAACATGGGCAACATTTACACCCTTCGCCAATAGCACTGGAGGTAATACAGATAACGGCGGAGCAGGAGGAAGTAACAGAGTTTACGATGCTACGGTAATTGCTTCTGGTAACACTGGCGGCGGTGACGGCGGAATCGGAGGTCATACTGACGGGCAACGTGGCGGTGGTGGCGGTGGTGCTGGAGGTTATCAAGGATCTGGTGGATCTGGCGCAGGTAGAGTAACTTCTAATCCAGGAAACGGTTCAGGTGGAGGCGGTGGCGGAGCTCACGAATCTGCTAACTTTTATTACACTTCATATGGCCAAGGCTATTATGATCCTACAACCGGCGGCGGAGGCGGCGGAGTAGGAGTTAACGGTGTAGGTGTTAGTGGTAATGCTGGTTCACAAGGTGCATCTAGTTCATATACTTCTGACAAAAATGGATCAGGAGGGTCAGGCGGCGCCGATGGTTCTGGAACTGGTGGGGAGTTTGGCGGCGGCGGTGGCGGTTCGTCAGGAGGCAATAGTACAGGTATACCTAATGACATAGGGGCAGCCGGTAGTAGAGGAGTAGTACGTGTTATTTGGGGTGCAGGGTATTCTTATCCAAATAATGCTATCTGATAAATACAATATAGGAGATTGACATGGCTGATTTTTATGTAGGTAATGATGCAGGAATGCTTGCAGATTCCTTAGGAGGTGCAAGATACTTCTATGGTTTAAGAAGAGATCCAGATGGATATTTATATTTTGCAAAAGTTGACCAACTGAATGTTACAGATGGAATTCAAATAAACAACGTTGGTGATGACCCTAGTCAAGATTATCCAGGATTTACTCCAGGACAAGACTTTTTTGAAGGTAGAGATACATATCATAACCTTGTATATAGAAACTTAAACTACGAACAATTCCGTTGGGATGATAGAAATGTTTATTATTATATTAACGACGACGGAGAATTTGTTGTAAGAATTAACCAAGGTTACACTTACTCAGACGATGTATAATTAGGAAAGAAAATGGCAGAATTTAATATATCACGATTTAAATACGTTTGGAAAGGTCCGTGGGCTAACGGTACTTCATTTAGTCAAGATGATATTGCAGTCGTAGGTGGTAAAATTTATGTATGTCTCATAGGGCATATATCTTCGCTTTCTTCATTCGACGATGATCTAAACGCACTCGACCAGTATGGCAATCCAGAACCAAGATGGGTGTTAATGGCAGAAGGTCAACGCTGGAGAGGAAATTGGGCTGCTAGTACAAAGTATGAAACAAGTGAACTTATTAAATATGGCGCTACAATTTATAGCTGTATTGCAGGACATACAAGTGCAGCTTTAACAACAGATGGAGTTGCAGCAGACATTGAAAAGTGGACATTCATTGCTAAAACTTCTGATTGGAGAGCAAGTTGGACTGTATCTCGCAGCTATTTTGTAGGCGATGTGGTTACATATAATGGTGCTATATATCAGTGTATACAAGAACACACTTCAAGGTCAACTACCGAAGGATTAGAATCTGATCAAGAAAAATGGCTGTTAATTAATTCTTCTGATAATTATAGATTTACATGGGGCACTGGAAATAGATATGTACTAGGAGATGTTATAACATATGGTGGTAGAATATACCGCTGTACTACAGGACATACATCTAATGCTAACGAATTGTTAGGCTTGCCTATTGATTCTAGCAACTGGGAAATTGTATTAGACAGTACACGTTACAGAGGTAATTATGCAAATGACACAGTATATCTACCTAATGATATTATAAAATGGAATAACAGTTTATTCATTACACAGGCAGTTGTAAGTAATTCAACATTTACACCAGGTAACTGGACACTTTATATTCCTGGAACAGGGTACGAAGCAGCGTATGATAAAACATTATCATATCAAATAGGAGATATGGTTTTATACGGAGGTTATACTTATAGAAGTATTAGTAACTTAAATGTTGGAAATATTCCTTCTACTACTAGTGCGCAATGGACATTAGTGTCAACAAGTTACAACTTTAGAGGACAATGGACTGCTGATACTTTATATAAAACCGGTGATGTAGCACGAGATGGCGGCGACTTATATGTTGCAACACAAGATACATCATCTTATCCGATTGAAGAACCAACGACTATTACATACGAAGTTACAGTTAAAGAAGTAAACAGTGCAAACAGATATCATGTCAATGACATTCTTACTCCTAATTTATTTTTAGTAACAGGTAACACATATATAATTGACCAGACAGATGTTACAAACAATACACATCCAATGTACTTTAGCACTATTGCTAACGGGCATCATGTTGACGGTTCTTATAATTACCTTGCAGGACCTGTATATTTACTGGACGATATTGAAACTACACCTGAATTATATATAAGCGGCTTTAGTGCTGCTAATTCTAGAAAAATAAGAATTGAACCGGAATTTAATTGGGGAGAATTTTATCCTGTATGTGCAAATCATAGCGGCATGTACAACTTTTCATCAATAACACCTACTAATGATAGCACAAGTTGGGATAGAATAGTTAGAGGACAAGCATGGAAAGGTCCTTGGAATTCTACAAATAGATATGCACTAGGTGATGTATCAACCTATGCAGGAACAGCATATACTTGTGTACAAGCTCACAGAGGCGACGACAGTAGTTTAGTACGACCGGATATAGATGCTGACAACAGTTATTGGGAAGTGCTTATTTTAGGTAGTGCTACTAACGTTCTTATTAATGTAGGTGATATAAAATATAGAAGAGACACTGATGATTTAGCATTTCCTATCGGCACTGCTGGTAATACTCTAAAGGTCGATAATACAGCCCCGTCATTACCACCTATTGAATGGTCTGCATTCCAGGCTACACCTAAAGTTTACTATGTTAGTTTACTCGGAGCAGATACAATACAAAATGGTTCCGAAGGAGCACCATTTAGGACAATTAAATATGCATGTGAGTATATAGCAGCTGATGCTCCAGCTAGATCTCCTGCAACTCTTTTCCTCAAGACCGGAACATTTGAAGAAGAATTACCCATTGTTGTTCCAAGAGATGTTGCAATTGTAGGAGACGAATTACGAAGTGTAGCAATTAAACCAGCTACTGGATTTGAAACTGCAAATATGTTTTATATGTCTAATGGCAGCGGGTTACGTAATTGCACCTTACAAGGGTTAAACGGGACACTAGGAGATCTAAACGAATACTTAACAAGAAGACCAACCGCAGGTTCGTATGTAAGTTTAAATCCTGGAACAGGTCCAAACGACCAAACTGCTTGGATTGATAGTAAATCTCCTTATGTGCAAAATGTTTCAGCATTTGGTACAGGATGTACTGGAATGAAAATTGACGGAGCTCTGCACAACGGAGGCTATAGATCAATGGTTGCAAACGATTTTACACAAATCTTAAGTGACGGCATTGGTTACTGGGCAAGCGGTGAAGGCAGATCAGAACTTGTTAGTGTGTTTACCTATTATTGTCATATAGGATATCTTGCAACAGGTGGCGGTAAATTACGTGCTACAAATGGTAACAATTCGTATGGTCAATTTGGATCAGTAGCAGAAGGTGTAAATGATGAAGAATTGCCTATCACTGCTACATTAAATAACAGAGCTAAAGAAGCACAAGCATCTGAAGTTTACTCAGACGAAAATGGAAAAATTATCGGCCTATCCTATAGTCATGCTGGTCAAGATTACACATCAGCACAATATATAATTACAGGTTCGGGCGTAGCAGGTAACTTAGAAGCACAGCATACTAGATATAAAGGTGTTTCAGAAATTAGAATTAAAGAACCAGAAGATTCTAGTAACATAGGCGGCGCTGATTATAGAAGAATAGAAAACAACGCTCAAATTGGTGGCTTAACTAGTATTACGTTATCAGCTTCAGAAATTATAGATGATAATAGTTATGTCGGTATGAATATTTTTATTAAAGCCGGTTTAGGTGCAGGACAATGGGGCAAAATAAGTGCATACGATCCTAGTACGAAAGTTGCTACTATAGAAAATATGTGGGGACAAACTGGTTGGAATACATTTGTTGCAGGCAAAGCTATAAGCACAACACTTGACGGTACTACTCGTTATGTAATTGAACCATATTTTGACATAGAAGATCCTGAATATAATTCATTTACTCAAGCAACTGGTAGTTTTAAAGAATTAGGTGCTGTCGCTTCTAACGGAAATGTGAATATTGCTACAACATTAGGTTCAAATGTTGTTGCTTATTCAACAACAGGACAGACTTGGATCAATACAACGTTGCCTGCAAGTGCTGATTGGAAATCTGCAATTTGGACTGGCATTAAGTTCATGGCGTTTGCTACTACAGGAGAAGTAGCAGAATCATCAGACGGTATTAACTGGGCAACATCTAGTGCAGCACCAAATCTATCATACCAAGATGTTAAACGGTATAACGCTACATTGATTGCTGTTGCAACTGGAACACAAAACGTAGCTGTATCTACTGATAGCGGTGTTTCTTGGTCGCAACAAAATACAGGTAAAGCAGGAGGCTTTAGCTTTGTAGCAGTTGACTCTAACAGATGGGTTATAGCTGATACAACTGGTGTTGTATATGATAGTGTTGATAATGGTGGCAGCTGGAGTGCGTTATCCGGAGGAAGTATTTTATCAACCTTAGCAGGATATGAATTAACAGACCTTGATGGCGGCTCTAATGCATTTGTTGCATGTGCTAGAGATATAGGCGGTATAAATCCGAGTTTACCTTTATACACAAGAAGCGTATATAATGAACCTTTACAGTTTAGTGTAGGTAATCATTTTAAAGGTGCAGAAGCTGATCCAAATGCAATTAGTGTAGGGGTATGGCGAATAGACATAAACAATGGCTTAATGATAGCAGTAGCAAATAACGGCGTTTTAAATGTTAGCCAAGATGCAATTAACTGGAGAGCTATTACACCTATCGGAGGACAAACTTGGTCAGCACTTTCATATGTTGAATATATCGGCGACGGTAATAGTCCTTACAGTGCATGGGTATTAGTTAACAATACAAGTTCTTCAAATATGCAATTCTTAGAGTATGGTGCAAGGGCTGTTGTTAGGCCCAATATAAAATCTAACAGAATTGACGGATTCTTTATTTTAGACCCAGGCAGTAATTATCAAAATCCACCTGCATCAGAAATAATAGACAGTCAGTCTGTCACAGATGCACAGTATGATATGAGACTTGCAAGCGGTGTCTTAGCACAGCCTAGTATATTAGATCCTGGATCATTGTATTTTAAAACAAGTGTAACTATAGACGGCGATGGATTTGCAGATCAATTTCCAGTTGGCGGTATAGTCCAAGTTAGTAATTTGCTTAGAGCACCTGGACCAGGTGACGCTATAACATTTACAGGATTAGATAAACAATTTTATATACAAAAAATTAGTAATTTACAAGGTACAGAACCTGCATTGTCTGCAGAATTCCAAATTACACCGCCGTTAGATATTAATGAAGCACCGGTGCATAATACATTTGTTAACATACGTCAAAACTTTAGTCAAGTACGATTAACTGGACACGATTTTTTAGACATAGGGTCCGGTAACTTTACTTCAACAGCATATCCACAAAGATATACAGAAGGATTTACATCAGATAACGAAGTAAGACAAAATCAAGAAACAGCAGGATCCGGTGGTGGACGAGTATTTTATACGAGTACAGACCAAGACGGAAACTTTAGAGTTGGTGAATTGTTCAAAGTTGATCAGGCAACTGGTACAGTTACAATTAGTGCTTCACAGTTTGATTTGTCAGGCCTTGATGAACTTAGAATCGGTGGTATTGTACTAGGTGGTACAAACGCTGTCGTTAGAGAATTTAGTACAGATCCTACATTTGTAGATAATAGTGATAATGTTGTGCCTACACAAAAAGCAATAGCTGCATATATTACTAGTCGTATTTCAAGTGGCGGATCAATAATTAACGCAAACGCATTGCTTACAAGCCAATTACGTGTCGACATACAAGGAATAAATTTGAATGAAAATGCCACAGCAACACAAATTAATGTGGATGCTGCAATTAATCTGCAAAGTTATTCAGGGTTATATATAATGTCACAATTGTTTACGGCGCCTTAAATTTGGATAAGGATAAATAATATTAAGCAATTGCCTATAGGGGAGAGTGAACCGAATGGCTGAATTTAAACTCGGTAGAATCAGATTTATCTGGAAGGGTACCTGGACCGCAGGTACTGAATATGTACGTGACGATATTGTATCGTATGGTGGTAAAACATTTATTGCCATCCTTGCACATACAGCAAGTAGTGATCTTGAAACAGATCTTAATGATGTCCAACCAAAATGGGAACAGTTCGGCGACGGTTTAGCATGGCGCGGCGATTGGAATGTTGCAACATATTATAAAGTAAATGACATTGTTAAAAACGGCGGTTTCTTGTATATATGTAATACAGGACACACGTCTAATGCTGATGTCTTAATAGGTCTTGAAGGTAATCTTTCAAACTGGGATTTGTTTGCTGAAGGTTTAAATTACGCAGGAGCCTGGAGCACAAACACAAAATATAAAATCAATGATATTATAGCATATGGCACAGCTACGTATATTTGTACACAAGCGCATACAAGTGCTGCAAATATTGTAGACGGGTTAGAAGTTGATGATTTAAAATGGTCAGTCTTTTCAAGAGGTATGGATTGGAAAGGTGTTTGGACAACAAGCACACGTTACAAAGAGTACGATGTTGTAAATTATTACGGAAGAATTTACATGTGCTCTACCGGACACACATCACAAGCTACTGTTGCAGCAGGTTTAGAAGATGATATTGTTAACTGGAATTTAATGTACGATGGCATTAATTACAGAGCAGCGTGGGCACCTACTACACGTTATACAGTAAACGATGTTGTAAAAAACGGACCTAGCTTATATATTTCCACAGCAGAACACACATCCACCGGGACATTTGCTGCTGATTCATCTAATTGGGATGTATATTTACCCGGCATAGAATTTGAAGATTCATGGAGCAATAGCACAATTTATCAACCTGGTGACATTGTAACATATGGTGGATATACGTATATCGCAAAATCAGATCACAGCAACAGTGTACCATCGACAACACCTGCAGACTGGGATTTATTTATAACTGGATTTAATTTAGAAGGCGACTGGGACATTGCTACAAATTATAAAGTAGGTGATGTTATAAGATTAAACGGTTACACATATCTTTGTAATGCTGATAACGTCGGCAATATTCCGCCTAATGCAAGCTACTGGGACAAACTAAACGAAGGCTTCTATTGGACTAGTGCATGGGCTGATGCAACGTCATATGTTGCAGGAGACGTGGTTAATTTTAGCGGAAATGCATATGTTTGTATCTTGGCACACATAGCAGACATTGCGTCAAACAAACCAGATTTAGATACAAATGGTACATATTGGAATATTGTAAGTTCAACTGCGGAAGAAAATACACTTACAACTGACGGCGATATATTATATTATGCAGGGTCAGGACCGGCTAGATTACCAATAGGAAATCCAGGACAGGTATTAGCAGTTAATGCAAGTGCAACTGCGCCTGAATGGATTGATTTTGGATTTGTTGAAAACGTATTTTACGTAGCACCAAACGGAACAGATGCAGACGGATTTGGAACAACCTTAGATAGACCATATGCTAGTGTAGCATATTGTATGAATTACATTTTAACTTCAACTAGAAGACACAACGCAAAGGCATTATTAGATGCAAATGTAGATTTCATTGCAGCAGAAGTTGTAGAATGGACTGATTATCAGATTGCAAATAGTATTGCACCATTTACAAATGCATTTACATATGATAAGGCTTTGTGCTTGCGAGATATGAAAAAGATTGTAAAAGCAGTAGGATATGATATATCACATGGCGGAAATGTTGAAACAAGAAAAACAGCGCAATCATATTTTACCGCAGCAGGTGCAAGCTATATTCTTGGACAAGAAACAGAAACTGTTGCATCTATCAATTATAGTTTAGAAGTTGTTGATGCTGTGTTAAGCAATGTTGCTCCAGCTACAAACTATCAAACTGAAAACAGTGTTGCAACACCTGTAACACAAACTATTGACGGTACATTGACAGAAGAAGCTGATGCAGAAACTACATATGATACTTTAGTAGGGTTAATTACTGCATCTATTACAGCTGGCAATACAAATTCTTTACCTGCAGAACAAGTTGTTAATACAACTGTATTTGTTAAAACAGGTGAGTACTTAGAGCAATTACCAATTTCTATTCCTGCACATACAGCAATAGTAGGCGACGAGTTACGTTCTACAAAAATTAAGCCTGCTTCAGGCAATGAAACAGCAAATATGTTTTATGTAAGAAATGGTTGCGGAATAAGAAACTGTACACTTGCAGGCTTAACAGGATCACTTAGCGGAGCAAATGCGTTTGGTACAAGTCGTCCTAGTGCAGGCGCCTATGTAAGTTTAGATCCAGGTGAAGATGAAACAGATAGACTAGTTTGGATTCATAGTAAATCACCATACATACAAAATGTGTCAACATTTGGCACAGGCTGTATAGGGTTAAAAGTAGATGGCAACTTACATGATGGTGGTAACGACTCAATTGTTGCAAACGACTTTACACAAATCTTGAGCGATGGCATTGGATATTGGGTTACAAACTTAGGTAGATCAGAGCTTGTTAGTGTGTTTACATACTACAACCATATTGGTTACCTTGCAGAAAACGGTGGTAAGATTCGTGCTACTAACGGTAACAACTCATATGGTGCATTTGGATCAGTAGCAGAAGGCATTGACTCAACAGAAGTGCCTAATACAAGTACAGTCAATAACTACTATACAGAAGCAAACGTTGCAGAGACTATTACCGACGGTGATAGAATTTTAGCACTAGAATATGCAAACTGTGGTGTATCATATACAACTGCAACTTATACATTTATTGGTGAAGGTATTGACGTAGCAGTAGGCGCAATAGATACAAATGACGGCGGTATATTTGAAATAAGGTTGTTAAATAGTGCAGGAAATTATGGTGGTGCTGATTACCAAACATCTTTAAATAATGCACAAACAGGCACAACTACATCTATTACATTGTCAGCAACTGATACAGCAAATAGTGCTGATTATATTGGCATGGCTGTATATATTGAAGACGGTGTCGGTGTTGGACAGTACGGGTATATTGATACATATAATGCAGGTACAAAACTAGCAACAATCAAAAAAATGAGCGACGACTCGTCTGGATGGGATCATTTAGTTCCAGGTACTGCGGTTGAAGCTGCACTAGATCAAACATCTCAATATAGAGTTGAACCTAGAATATCAATCGGCGATCCTGTGTCAGGAACAACTGCACGAGCAAGAGTTAAAGTTGCAAGCGGAAAAATATTCCAAATAACATTATTTGATCCAGGCAACGGATACGATCCACTTAACCCGCCAACAGTAACTATAACAGATCCTATTAATACAATTGATGCACCATTAGAAGTAAGAATAGGTGACGGGGTATTAGGACCGCCTACCTTTAGTGATAGAGGTACAGGATACGAAACATGTTCAACAGCTATTGACGGCGACGGTTATGCTGATGTAAAACAAAGCGGAAAATATTTATATGTAGAAGCATCTGTAAATGAGCCTTTACCTGGTTCAAACGTACAAATTGCAGGCGACTCGACTATATATAAACTAGTTGAAGTATTTGAACTTCAGGGATCTGGACCATATTCTGCTAGATTACAAGTAAGCCCAGAAATACCGGTAGACTCAGAGCCAGCGCATGGCGCACAGGTAACACTACGAATAAGATATTCTCAAGTACGTTTGACAGGACACGATTTCTTAGATATAGGTACTGGTAACTTTACTGATACTAACTATCCTGGAATTCCTGCAAATGCGCCTGACGCAGATGCTGAAACAAGAGAGTCTGGCGGTGGACGAGTATTCTATACAAGTACAGACCAGGATGGTAACTTTAGAGTTGGCGACTTGTTTACAGTTGAACAGGCAACAGGTACTGCTACACTAGATGCTGATAACTTTAGTGTTAGTGGTCTACAAGAACTACAACTTGGTAGTGTTAGCTTAGGCGGTACAAGTGCTACAATTAGAGAATTTAGTACAGACGGAACTTTTGCAGCAGATAGCGACAACATTGTTCCTACCCAAAGGGCTATAAGAACGTATATTAACGCACAAATTGGCGGTGGTGGTGCTACACTAAACGTTAACACATTAGTTGCCGGTAATATACAAATTACAGGAAATACAATTTCCACAACTGATAATTCTACAATTATTGTAGGAGCAACAACAAACTTCACCCAAGGGGTATCTGGAACACCATTAGCGTTACAGTACTTTTTAAACGCATAGATAAAGGAAAGAAAAATGGCATCGGGAAGATTAGGCGCAAACGATCTAACAAGCGCAACAGACACAACATTATATACTGTGCCTGCAGATACATTCACTATTGCTAGTGTGTCATTCTGTAACAGAGGTAACCAAACAATCACAGTAAGATTAGCTGTAGCTGACTTAGACGTACCAGCTTTAGCAGAATACATAGAGTATGAAACAGAAATACCTCCAAAAGGAGTTTTGGAGAGAACGGGTATTGCACTTGGTGCAACCCAAAAGTTAGTTGTACGTGCAAACTCAGCTAACGTAAGTGCAGTAGGATTTGGTGTAGAAACACCATTACCTTCGTCTTGATAAATACATTGTAGTAAGGAATTAAAATGGCAAGATACATTACAACGACAGGTTCAGCAAGCACTACAGTACGTACTGTAACTGGAAACACAGCAGCAGTAGCAAACGAACGTTTGCTAGTTGATACAAGTTCAGCTACTGTTACAGTTACACTACCTAGTCAGGCAACAACATTAGTAAACGATACAATTCAGTTTATTGATGTCGCAGGAGATTTTGGTACGAATAATTGTACTGTAGCAAGAAATGGGCATAACATACATGGCTTAGCAGAAGACTTAGCGTTAGACATTGGCAACAGTGCAGCTACCCTAGTTTATAGCGGAGCAACATATGGCTGGGTCCTAGCAGGATCATAATATAAGGAAGCATAATGGCAAGTTTAAGTAGTTTAAAAGTAGACTTAGCACCGGCCTCTAATCCGGGAATAACTTCGTTTACTGTATCAAATGATAGTCGAAGTCAAAATAACGGCGGCAGGTGTTGCTTATTTACTGTGCCAGATGGTGTTACCCAAGTTACCTTTGAGTTATGGGGATCAGGACCTAATGGTGCTGCTGCTAGATGCTGTCAAGCAACAGTATTCACTGGCTCAGGAGGCATGTATGCAATGCGTACAATTTCAACTGTAGCTGGTTGTACATATACACTATGCGCAGCAGGAAGCGGATGCTGTAGTTCAAGTTGTAACGGCTCTACAGGAGCAACAACATATGTTAGCGGTTCAGGAATAGCAACAACATGTGCACCATCAGGTGAACCGGGTAGAACATCGTGCTTTACATTAGACGGCTCTACCTGTTGTGCAGGATGTGTTGTATGTAAAACATCAGCAGGTGAATGGTGTATGCCAGCAATCAGAAATACAACACATAAAGAAGGTGGGTGTTTGAATACTAATAAATGGGTAATGGGAGGTGCTTATCAATTAGGCACTTTTAATGCTACGAGATCAATTTGTACGAATACTACATATTGTAATGCTTGTTGCTGGGGATACGGACACTTTCCAGCAGGTCCAGGATCAAACGCTATAACTTGTTCAGGAGTTTGCCGTTGTGGTACTCCAGGAATGGGCGGAGTAATTAGAGTGTCATATGCATAAAGGAAGAAAAAAATGCCAAACAATAATATTATAACAACAGCATTTACTTTTACTGCTCCAGATGAGCAATTTAGCACATCGACAAGTAACAATGTAACAGTAAATGCAGAATATACAGGACCAGATAAATGGTATGTTTTTGTAGATGAAACTACAGGGATTATGTCACAGGGTATGTGGCCAACTTTAACAGACGAGAATGATGGGGCCGATGTAGGCACTCCAGCGGGTGCATTGAAGGTAATGATTAATTCAGCGGATGATCCGTTTATTGCTTCTATTATTGACCCTAACGGTTATTCACAATCTACTGCAAGCTCAACAGTAACTGAAACTATTACATTAGCAGACGATAGTACAGCAGATTATAGCTATGATTGGCCACAATCGCCAGACGAAATTGTAGATAGAACAACAATACGTTATGCAGATGGTGCGTGGACACATAGCTTTATAGAAGCAGAAGTAACTTGGGACGATGTAAGATCAGCAAGAGATACTGCTTTAGAAAGTTCAGATTATAAGGTTCCGGCAGATATGCCAGACGATTTAAAAGCAACTTGGGTAGCATACAGGGCTGCACTTAGAGCATTACCGGCAAACTGGATAGGCCAAGATGCTCATAAAGTAATTTTTCCTGAATCACCTGAAAATTCAGCATAATTAAGGATATAAAATGGCAGGCTTAAGAAGTTTATTAGATTACGGATCCGACGGAGGAGTACCAACAAACGGCACAATGTCAGTTGTAAGGATATTAGCATCATCACCGTCTAATGTTAACAACGGAGGTGCCTGTTGTCTATTTACTGTGCCTGCAAACGTTAAATGGATAGGTGTAGAATTGTGGGGAGGCGGTGGCGCTGGCGCTGGCGCACCTAACTGTCACGCTGGCCGCAGCGGCGGCCCTGGCGCTTATGGAAGAAAAATATTTGAAACTTCTCCAGGAACTCAGTGGACAATTTGCGCAGGCGGAACTACGTGCTGTAGATCAAGTTGTTGCGGATGCACCGGTTTTGGATCATATATATGTCAAGGCTCTACAGCTTGTATGTGCGTAAGCGGAGGCTCGGCCGGATGCACACTCAGTTACGGTAACTGTAGTTGCGGTAATTCATTAAATAATTGTCAAACAGGGTGTGTCAATGGTGCAACATTATGTATTCGTCCTGTACAAGGACACGGAAAATGGACATACGGTGGTAAGTGCAACTTCAAACAGTTTGCTCCAGGAGCGCCATATGCACATACGACAGGAATATGGAGTATGACAGGTTGTGCAACATGTCATGGATTAGCATTTATGGGAGGTTGCGTACCATATCCAGGACACGGTGGCATGAGCGGTAATAGTGCAGGTGGTACTGTTTGTGGTGCACCGGGCGGATCTGGTATGGTACAAATACTATATATTGCATCGGAATAAGGATAGAAAATGGCTAATTTAAGAGATTATTTATATGGATACGAAGCAGGAGGAGCCAATGTTCCGCAAGAGTTAGTGGTATTTAACACTAATATTACTACAGGTAACAACGGAGGTAAGTGTTGTTTATATACTGTAGGACCTAATATGACTAGCGTCAGCGGCGAAGTTTGGGCAGGCGGTGGTGCAGGCGCAGGCGGATATTGTTGCACATTTGGTTGTGGCGGCAGTCCAGGAGGCTATGTAGAATTTAATGCACCGGTTACGCCTGGCGATAGTATAACAGTATGTGCAGCTGGTTCAACTTGTTGTAGAAGTTACAGTAGTTGCCAAAACGGTGCCAATTCTTATATTTGTAAGCCGGGTACATGGTGTATTATAGCATGTGGTGGCTGTCACGGTTATTGGCAATGTAATGGATTTTATTGCTACACATGTCAACGTGTTTGTCAAGAAAACGGCGGAGCTATTAGTGGTAGTGGTGCTACAGGTACAATACATCCAAGAAATTTGTCATATGTGTTTAATAACAACTGGTGTTACAACCACACTTATGAAGTTAATCCAGGACCTGCAATGACAGGACATACACGTATGTTTGAAAATGGTTGCTGTATGAATAGATACGGCGCAGGATGTTACTTCGGAACATTTCCAGGCGGAGGTGGCATGACATCGCATACACAAGGCGGTTGTACTAGCCAATGTGGAACACCGGGCGCCGGCGGCCAAGTATATTTAATATTTAGATAGGATGAGTAATGACGACAATAAATGTAGATTTTAGTTATAAAGCACCAAACAAACGTGGTGAACCTAACTTAGAAAATTACACTCTAGCATCGTGGTCATATACAGGACCAGATAGGATATGGGTGTTTATAGATGCCGAAACGGGGCAACTTGAACCGAGAGATGCATTAACTGTAGAAACAGACGGAGAAACATTTAATCCTGTACCAACAGAAATTAAAGTAGAAGTTGATCCGACTCGTGATCCATTAGTAGCAACTTTAGCTGCAACAGACTTTGATGGCGATGCTCCTACAAGATCATGGGCCCTTCCAGATGGTAGAACACATATAGATTTTGATCCTTTACCGCCACACGAAGCATACCGTTGTGAAGGTGTTGTGTACGATGCAGCAGCTAATACTTGGTCTTACACATGGGATAGAAATTTAATTACGTGGGACCAAGTAAAAAGTACACGTGACTCTCTATTAATTTGGAGTGATCCTAGAGTTAGAGATGATATACCAGAAAGTGTAAAAGCACCGTGGGTAACATATAGACAAGCATTAAGAGATATTACTACTGTTTGGGCAGGGCATGAAGCATGGGAAGTACTTATGCCAAATATACCAGAAGGCGGCTAAACCACTTTTAGTTTAATTTTGTATGCCTCTCTATAAGTAATTTATAGAGAGGTATTTTTATGTCAGAAAGAAACAAAGCATTTTTTATTAATGGTGGCGCAGGCCGTGTAATTACAAGCATTCCAGCATTAGAATTGTTCGAAAAAGAAAATCCAAATAACGATTTTATAATAGTATGTGAGGGCGGAACTGATTTTTATAAAGGACATCCGCAATTGCATAAACGTGCATACGATGTATGGCATAAAAATTTATTTGAAGATAAATTAAAAGATATGGATTTAATAAGTCCTGAGCCGTATAGAGTTTGGGAATATTATAATCAAAAAGGCAGTTTAGCTCAAGCATACGACATAGAAATTAACAAACAAGGTCTTAGAGAGTTGCCTCGTCCTCACATCTACCTTGGAAAACAAGAAACTGTCTTTGCACAAAAACTTATAAAAGAAATTAAAGAAAAAACAAAAAAAGAAAAAGTAATAGTATTTCAGCCATTTGGTAGAGGTATTATGAATGAAGACGGTATGATTTTAGATCCTACTGGAAGAAGTTTCGAGCCTGAAGCTGTTGTAAGTATTGTGAGAAAACTTTCTAAAAAGTTTGCAGTAGTGTTTATGTCAGAAATAGGTATACAATTTGGTGACTACGATATTAAAGAACCTATAGCTATACCTCAAGGAGCTGACTTAAGAGAATGGTCTGCTATAATAAATCAAGCAGATTATTTTTTAGGATGCGATAGTGTAGGACAACATATGTCATATGCATTGCGCACCCCTGCAACAATTGTTTTAGGTAGTACATACGAAATAAACGTGTCATATCCTGGCTGTAAATATTTTGATATTTTAGATATGGGAGAAGATGCTAGAATGTATAGTCCTATACGTATAACTGTAGATGAGTATACAGATAGAATGAACGAAGGTGTTATGAGAATGAATGATAAAATAGAAAATGTTATTGTTGAATCGTGTGTTAAAAATCAAAAAAAATGGAATGGTAAACCTGAGCTAAAGGATGCAGCCTAATGATTAAAAAAGATCCTATATGGATTGCTGCTATTGCTAGAGGTCATAATGCAAGTGTATGTCTTTTAAAAGATGGTGAAATTATTTTTAATATTGAAGAAGAAAGGTTAAGCCGCCAGAAGTATGACGGTGGACCGTTTGCTGGAATGTATAAAATATTAGAATATACAAATAAATTAGATTATCTAGTTGTAGCACATACCCAACCATTAAATGAAGCAGGTAGAATAGACTTTAGTGGTGATGATATGTATACAGGCTTAGCAAGAAAACTTGGTCTTATTGATAGGAAACAAAATCCATATGACCACCCTCAAGTAATTGATATGAGTAGTTATCACCATAAACTACATGCAGCATGTGCTTTTTATAGAAGCGGTTTTAAAGAAGCAGCTGGCTTAGTTGTTGACGGCGCAGGTACATTTATTAATATGGGAGATACTATAGTTTGGGAAGTTGAAACTATATTTGATTGTTCTTATCCTAATAACTTAGCTACTGTAAGAAAGAATATTGGCACTACGGGTCCGTTAGTTGAAAAATTTGCAGAAGGTATTGATAGTAGTATCTTTAATGATAATGGTACACACGAAGCATATGTAACTGAAAAAGCCGGAATAACAAAAACTTATGAAGCTGTTACAGAATATTGTGGATGGAATTTTATTGAAGCCGGAAAAACAATGGGTTTGTTTCCGTATGGTAACCCAAACGAAAATATTCCAAAACTTTTTCATAGTACACTATACGGCGATGTCAGTAATAGAAATTTAATTATACCAACATATCCTAACGGTGCATATGTTAACAAAGATGTATACGAAGAATTATATGAATCTGGTGATGAGGAACAGGATCTTACACTATTACAAAATAGGCGTGACTTAGCCTATGCTGTACAAACACAAACACAAGAACAAGTGGTAAAACTAATTCGTAAAGCAGTTGAAATGACTGGTAAAAATAAGGTTGTAATAAGTGGCGGCTATGGATTAAACTGTGTTGCTAACTACTACTACTTAGATAATTTAGATGACATTGAAATATATGTTGAGCCTGTATCTAATGATAGTGGAACAGCAATGGGCGCAGCATTACTTCAATGGTATGAAATTACTAACGATACAACTGTTCGAAAAAGGACAGATACGTTATACGAAGGATTTCAATATTGTTATTCAAATGACGAAATTGAAACATTGGCAAAAAAATATAATGCTACAGTGCAAGATGCAGTTGATGAAGATGTAATTAATTTAATTACAACAAAAAATATTGTAAGTATATTTCAAGGAAAGTCGGAAAATGGTCCCCGTGCATTAGGAAACAGAAGTATACTTTATGATCCTACAGATCCAAATGGAAAAGATTTTGTAAACGAAATAAAACGCAGGGAATACTTTCGTCCATTTGCAGGTAGTATATTAGAAGAAGATGTACATGAGTGGTTTGACTTACGTGGCATGGATAGTTCGCCTACAATGATGTATGCTGTAAATTGTCAACCCGGTATAGAAGAAAAGATTCCCGCAATTATTCACATAGACGGAACATGTCGTATACAAACTGTTAACGAAGAACAAAACCCAAACTATTATAAACTTATCAAGGCGTTTAAAGATGCAACAGGATGTCCAATTATTTTTAATACATCGTTTAACTTAGGGGGAGAACCCCTTGTTGAAACATTAGAAGATGCGTTATGGACGCTATCACAAAGTGGTATTAACTACTTGTATCTACCAGAATTTGGAAAATTAATAACATGTATAACCGAATAAATACATTATCAAGGAGATTGTAAATGGCAATATTTATTGACAAGTATTTACAAGTAGGTAGAAAAAATACTATAAGTCTAAAAAACGATACACAATTAATGAGAACCGGTCCGTGGGTAGCTATTCCATTAGAAACGGAATTTGATCGTTTTTATTTAGGAGATTTTACAGGCGCAGAGTATACAATCTTTGTAGACTTGGATACACAAAATAAAGAAATGTTAAAAATATTAGTAGTTGCATCTTTAGACAAAGCAACACTTACAGTTTTTGGAAGATCAAATTTGGGCAATGAAATTGTAAGTCTAAGTGCTACAGTAAATGATTCTTATGTAAGTTTGAAGGCTACTCCTAGTGCCGATGCATATAAAAATAGTAAATTAGTTTACAATGCATTTTACTTCCAAAATCAAAATTTATTGGTTCCTTACTAAAAGATAAATACTGTAAGGAGTGTTAAATGCCTATTACATATAATCCGTTTGAATCGGAACATGGTTTTAAAAGCACAGGATTTACAGTAGACGACCAGGGTAACATTACTGCCCGGTCTTTGTCGTTTACTATTGCTGCTGAAGACGAAACAGAAACCGACTATGCATTTTCAGAATCAGGTGCATCTCAATTTAGAGAAACAGGCAATGACCCAGACAATCCTTCCCTTACATTGTTAAGGGGTGTGAGATATACAATTGCTCTTACACTGTCAACATTAAATTTTAATATTTCAAACGAAGACGGGTCTGCACTATATAATACTGGTGTATCACACACTACAACTAATAATGTAACAACAACAGGTGCGTCTGCTCAAGGAAAGAGTACAGGAATTGTAACTTTTGATGTGCCTATAGATGCACCAGCAGCTTTACGCTACACAAATTCAACAGGCGCTCCGTTTGGTCAAATTGCAATATCTGATCCTGTTATAACAGGCAATGGCTCATTTAACACACTTACTGTTGCTGGCAATATGAACGCATTAGGTGCAGATGCATCTATTAGATTACAACCTACAGGACAAGGTTCTGTTAATATTTCAGCTAGTACAGGATCTATACAAGGGTTAGCAATAACCACTCCGTCAATTACAAGCACAAGCGGCTTAATTGATTTACGTCCTCAAGACAATCCTATAACTTTAATTGCAAGAGGCTCAGGTATTGTAACAATCGACAGCGGAACTGTAGGATCAATTAATAATATAAACATAGGAAACAATGTACCTGCTACGGGATCTTTTTCAACTCTAGAAGCAACATCAGGCACATTGAACGGAATAAATATAGGTGCAACTACACCTGGAACAGGTGCATTTACTACCGCATCTGTTACACAATCACCGACAACAACTACCGGCATAGCAAACAAACGGTATGTAGACGAAAACGTTACTGCATTAGCAATTGCATTAGGATCATAAAACATGTCAAAGAAAAAACTCTCTACGTATATTTTTAACCCAGGGCGAGGCGTTTTAGAAAATGTCGTTCCAAATGCATACTCATTAATCGAGTCAAATAAAGAATATATCAAAGACGAAGCAGTTGAATACATTAATTACAGGATTGCATTAGACACAGGTAACGACGATAATCCTGATGCATCGGCACAACTAGCAGCAAATAATAATTGGATTAAACGAGAATTAAAAGAATGGATACAAACTGAAGCTGACGCAGCCCAGTTATCTTACACTCCTACTGATGCTTCATATACAGGCGCAACTGGTGTTTTAAATATAACAATTGGTAGTCACAGTCTTTCTGTTGGGGATAAAATTAAAATTGCCATAGGTGGCATAACATTTACCTGTGAAAAAGATAACAATGCAACATTACATCCATACCCACGTGAATCCGGTGTGGCAAACATTACAGGTAACGATCCGTACGCTCATAATTTAATTGAAATTACAGCAACAGATGCTACATCAATTACAATGAATGTAGGTATATCTTCGGATACAAGTGTTCATACATTTTTTAGTGCGTTAGATGATGCAGTATCAACACCTTTTTATGACTATACATATAATGAAGAATTTTGGGATACATTGTTAGATGATATTGTTGATGGCATAAAATTTGACGTACGATACGGAGGAACATATAGTACAAATGCTGCAACACGTTTACTTTGGGACGATGAAACTTCTCTTGTAGCAGGAAATAGAGCACCGCTACAACTTGTTTTTGACGAATTAGAAAATATATATAATAATTATGTTTTACAAAACGTGCTTAAAACTCCAGTACTACAAACTGAAATTATACAAACACAAGCAGGATCTCCTTCTGAAGCCGGAGTTTCTACAAAAATTTCAAATTTTATATTAACAATACAACAAACATTAATCAACGGTGTCGATTCAGTTCCTAATGACACATACGGTTATGCATTTGCAGAATATACTTATAACGAATATAAATGTGAAAGAGATATTGGATATGTTATAGATGCTTATTTGCATGATTTAAGATATACAGGTAACAAAAGTACATACGAAGTGTCGTCTTTTTACTGGAAGCAAGGAGTTCCGCAAGTAGACGGTAATAGATTACCTGAAGTAGAAACACATCAGTTTATTGAAACACTACTAAATGATTACATACTATTGAATACTGCATTTACTACTCGTCAAGATCCAGTAAGAAGTTCACAGGCAATAGATTTAACAAAGTCAACAGAAGTAGGTGTTGTAAGTAGTATAACAACATTAAGAACGCTGTTAACAGACGTAATTTTAAACGGAGTAGAGTCGTTACCGACAAAAGTAAACGGTTTAGGTACTATTCGTGTGCAAGGTAGATTTAGAGAAGAAGATATTTTGCTTATTACAAATGTTAGCAAGGGCGAAGTAATTTATACATTCAATGACCCTGGTAAAATTGCAGACGTTGAATTTTTAAAAGATACAGATGTTGATGCAAGTATTGAAGAAGAATTTAGTAGCTTTAGTCAGACAGCTGATACTATTACAAGTATAAAGCTATATTATAGTACTGCTACACATACGTCTACTGATAGATTACAAATATTCGTAGAAGATAAAGAAATCAGAACAAGACCGTTTGATTTTGGTACAGATGCTATTGAAAGAAACAGAGTAGCAAATGCACAATCTATGCTAGATGCTGACTTTGAATACGGATTGCAACCTACTAAATGGCAAGCTATTGGTATGCAGCGCGGTTATCCTAGTATTTACGAAGTACCCGGTACAGAATTAAATGTTATATCGGTAGTAACAGATGCATCTATTGCAACATCAGGTATTGGTTCTAGTTTAATAACAGTCACAACTACTGCACCGCACGACTTTAATCCAGGTGAACCGTTTACTATTAAAGGTTTGGGCGGCACTGCATTAGGAATTGGTAGAGCAGAAGGCTCCTTTGTTGTAAATGGTATACCTACAAGCACAACTTTTAACTACTATGCAAAGTCTAAAGTAGGGATTAATACAGGCGAAGTATTATCTACTTATTATACACAACTTAGAAAAGCCGGGTTTTACACAGGAGCTGCTGTAGGATCACCTACTTTTTCAATAGCAAGTCAAGGTAGTGCAGGAACATTTACAACTTCGTTGTCTCATCCGACAGGATCGGATACTATAACTGTAAACGGAACAATACCTGAATTAGGAGCACCGCTTGTACAACAAGGCGCTCTACCATATTCTGTACCAACAGGATCACAGGTTACAGGTAGTATAGGAGATGGATCAGGTGTTCAAGTTACTGCTGGCACAGCTGAAGATATTCTTCAAGGCGAAAATAGTTTTGATGTAATAGACACTTCGGGTATAGTTGTAGGTATGGCAATTGACTTAGGAGACGGAAGCGCAGGTATTGTTACTACTATACAGGGAACAACTGTAAACCTAGACAGGCCATTAACGGCTAACAGAGCAGGTTCAGATGTGACATATGAAGACTTAGCAGCATCACTGCAAACTGCAACAATAGGAACAAATGCAACATTTAATGTAAGTAGGAGCGCAGGAACGTATACTACTACAATAAACAATGCTGGATCAGGATATGTTGTAAATGATGTATTAGAGATTTCGGGTAATTTATTAGCAGGACAAAATCCTGCTAATAATATTTATATACGTGTTACTACAATCGGCAGTAGTGGAGAAATTCTAACATTTGATGAAAGTGGTGTAGCAGCGCCAGCTGACGGCAGTTTTACAGGACTATCAGGTATACTACAATCTGGAGTAGGAACAGGAGCATTTTTTGACATTACAAAAACAAATAATGTTTATAGTGCAGCAGCAGCTAGTCTTGACGAATTAGTTAACGGTTTTGATCCTGCGCCTTTGGGAGCAAATGCTACATTTACAATAAATGTAAGTGCAGGTGCATATAGTGTTATTATTGAAACAGGTGGAGTAAATTATGTAACAGGCGATCAGATATTAATAGATGGCACATCATTAGCAGGGCAATCTGGTACAAATGATCTACTTATTACTGTTACAGGGATTGATACAGGTACAGGAGCAATTACAAATGTATCTTCAACAGGTACCGGTGCAGCAGAAGATGCAACTTATACTTCGTTTACTGCTACATATGCAGGTGCTAGTGGAATAGATGCCCAGTTTATTGTAATACAAGCAGGCGCTACGTATACAGCACAAGTAACAAATCCTGGTTCTGGTTATGTCATTAATGAAACTTTTTTAATTGACGGAACTGAATTAGGAGGCACAAGTCCAGCTAATGATTGTACAATCACAATTAATACATTAGGTACTAATGATAGTATTGATACTATTACTACTACTGGTACAGCACTTGACTCGTATGCAATATCTAATGCTAGTGGTCAAAACGTTTATGGTCAAAATGCACAATTTAGGATAACAGAAAGCGCAGGGTCTTATTCATTACAAATTATTAATGGCGGAGAATATTTTACTACATCATCTGTAATTACAATACTTGGCCCTGTGGTACGCGGAACGAATGCTAATGACGCAACTATATCTGTCACGGGTGTAACTGCAACTGGTGAAATTACAGCAGCAAATATTACAGGTACGCCTGCAGATTTAAGAGGCACAGGTTATGCAATAGGTGACGTAATAATAATTGCAGGTGATCAATTAGGTGGTCAAGCTGCTGTCAACGATTGTTCAATTACTGTTAGTACAATTGGTGCTAATGGAGAAATTACATCAGTATCTGAAACAGGAACAGCAACCGACGGGTTTGCAAGTTATGATAATGTAGTTTATAGCACACCATCTAACGGTATAAATGCTTCACTTCAAGTTTCACGCATAGGAACTACATATAGCGTTAATATTAATGGTGGAGGCTCAGGCTGGAGTATTGGCGATACATTAGATATTTTAGGTACTGCATTAGGCGGAACTTCGCCTGCAAATAACTTAGTTGTAACTGTTGCTACAATTGACGGTAACGGTGGAATAACTGACACAAATATATCAGGTACTGCGGCTAACACAGAAATACTGCCTGCAATAGAAGGAATAAACGAAGCGGGTACAGGAGCAGGATTTGATATTACAAATACTGCAACCGTATATACACTAGATTTAATTTCAAATCCAGGTGAGGGTTATTCTGTTGGTAATCAAATTGTTATATCTGGTGTTGAATTGGGCGGTGCTTCTCCTGCAAATGACTTTACTATTACAGTATCAACAGTTAACGGTACTGGTGGCATAACTGCTGTTACAACAAGTGGTACAGGTGGTAATGGATCTGGTACTTATACTGCGTTAGTACCCCAATATGCTCAATTTAATGGTGTCAGTGCAACTTTTGATATCCAGCGAACTGTATCAAATTACGTAGTTATTCCAAACAATGCTGGTACAGGATATCTAGTAGGTAATACATTAATTGTTCCAGGTAGCGATGTAGGCGGTGATGGCGGCACAAACGATGTAACAATTGTAGTTGAAAGTATAGACGGGACAGGTGGAATCACTAATGTAAGTACTAGTGGAACAGTTACATCATCCGCTGCATTAGAATTTTATAGCACTGTTACAATGACTGAGGTATTAACTGCTCCATTAGCAGCAGCAGTAAATGTTGCGTTTGAACAACTTGCAACAATTGAAATAGACTTTGATGGACCGCATGGTATTGTTCCAGGTGCAACTGTTATTGCTACAATAACAAGCGATGACGGAAGTAACGAACATGCATTAGCTGCTGGATCGTTTATTGCAACAAGTATACCTACTAATACAAGATTATCATATCAGGCTAGAACAGCAGGTACAATTGACACAGGTATTGAAAATGCTAACGCAGTAACTGGAGCTGTCTACTTAAGACCAGACAGCTTTTTTATTCATAGACCGTATGACGGCGGTGTTCAATTAGGAACCGGTGGTCCGCAGCACGGTGCTCAAGCAATACGTCAAAGTAAAAACTATATCCGTTACCAATCAGGTAAAGGTATTATGTATACAACTGGTGCACTTTTTGCACCTAGTTACGATATTTTAAATATGTCAGCAACAAGTGCTAATATTGGATCGTTAATTACAGTAGAAATTGATGACGCTGATCACGGATTACAAGTAGGAGGCGGCATAGAAATACTAGGAGTCGAAACTGCTGGATATGACGGTTTGTATACTGTAACAGATGTTGTTAATGAAAGAGTGTTTAAAGTAACTGCACAAACACAATTAGGTTCAAGATTGCCTACATTAAGTGAAAGCTGTCAAGTTAGTATTAAATATTGGCACGGTGCAACTGTTAGAGCAGGAGCTTATGATGATCAAAACGGAATCTTTTGGGAGTATGACGGAAATAATTTACTTGTTGTACAAAGAAGTAGTACGTTCCAAATTGCAGGATTAGTATCGATTGATCCTGATAAAAACCTAGTTACAGGAACTAGTACAAGATTTAAAGACCAGCTTAAAGCAGGTGATAGAGTTGTATTAAAAGGCATGACACATGTAGTGAGTCAAATTGATAGTCAAACTCAAATGTCTCTAACACCTGATTATAGAGGTGTTAGACCGGCAGTAAATGCAAAATTATGTTTAGTAAAAGATAAAAAGGTAAAACAAAAAGATTTCAATTTAGATAAAGTTGATGGCACTGGTCAAAGTGCATACAATGTTGATATATCAAAAATGCAAATGATCGGTATTCAGTATAGTTGGTATGGTGCTGGATTTATAGATTACATGATACGTGGAGCCGATGGTAACTTTATTTTCACTCACAGAATGCGTAATTCAAACATTAACACAGAAGCGTTTATGAGATCTGGTAACTTACCGGTGCGTTATGAAGTGACAAATGAGGGACCAAACGGAAAACTAGCAGACGGAATAGATAATGCACAAACATCTATACCTTTAGAAGATGCTTCCTTCTTTCCAGAATTAGGTGCAACAATTTATATTGATAATGAAATTATAACATATACAGGCATTGACGGTAATAATTTAACTGGATGCACAAGAGGAACAAACTTAATTAATTATCAAGCAGGCGCTCAACGTACCTACACAGCAGGCCCTGCAGCAGCACATACTAGAAGAACAGGTGTTATTATAATTAGTAACACGATTACACCTATTATTAGTCACTGGGGTTCAGCGTTTATTACAGACGGCGGATTTGACGAAGATCGCGGATATATCTTTAGTTATGCTTCTACGGGAGTTGAAATTTCTACTACAAGACAAACGGCATTCTTAATTAGACTAGCACCTAGTGTTTCTAATGCTATTACTGGAGACTTAGGAGATAGAGAGCTTCTTAACAGAGCACAGTTACTTCTAAACGGTATTGAGGTTACATCTGATCCTTTGGGTTCTACAGATACAGGTGGTATTATTGTTGAAGGCGTTCTAAATCCTCAAAACTATCCAGAAGCACCAGGAGACGTACAATGGGTATCTTTGAATACACAAGCTGAAGGCGGACAGCCCTCCTTTGCCCAGGTTGTAGCAGGTGCTGGTATTAACTGGGGTGTCGGAGCTGCTGTTACAGAAAGTGCTTCTACTGTAGCAGTTGGTATAACACTTACAGCAACTACCACAGCATATAGCCAAAATAACCAGTTTGTTTTTATACCATCATCTCCTGTCGTTCCTATCGAAGCAGGCATGATTATAACCGGTAATAACAATAATGGCCAATCAGTGTTTAGAAATAATACTGTTGTAAATTCTGTACAACGAAACAACGCAAACGTATGGTTTGGCAGCGGCTCTGCCCGAGCTGATAGACTAATTTTAAACCAAAGGCTGGAAAGAAGTTATTCTTATGGCTTCACATCAACGCTTACATATCCTGCACCTGATGGAGTAACAACAACATTATTATTTACAGAATCAAACTTTTTAGCTACAGGTGCAACAACTGGTACTCCTGTTGCAGTGTCTGATGCAAACTTTCCTGCTGGTACAATTATATCTAGTATAGAATCAATTAATCTAGATGGTACTCTTTATTCAAAAGTTACACTTAACCAGGCCTCGTTTAGTACCTTTGCAGCAGGAGACAGTGTCACATTTGATCTTACTGCGGCGGCTTTTGCTAAACCTGGAGAAACTATCTTTAAGTTTATTGCTGTTCCTGGAGAGCGTTCAGAACTAGATCTTTCACCGATCAAAGAACTTACAAACACAAGTTTAGGTGGTAGAGGAACGTTTCCAAACGGTCCTGACGTGTTAGCTATTAATATACGTAAGACAAGTGGTGCAGCGATTGAAGGAAATGTTATTCTGAAGTGGGGAGAAGCTCAGGCGTAGCAGTTTGGCTATCTCCTGGAAACACTCTATAGTTATCTTCAACGGAATCTGGAGTTGATACTTCGGTAATCGAACTTCCTGCTTGTATACATTCAAGTTGGTGTGGTTGTAAAGGCGGATTATGCCAGACATCGCCTTCTTTAAGCTCTTGCATATTCATTTTTGCAGTTTTTGTGTCAATCCAGCGAACAATAAAGCGGCCGTTATTAACAAACCATGTTTCGTCCTTCTCTTTGTGAAAATGCATAGAGAATTTAGCACCAACTTTCTCAAAAACCATGATTTTACCACAATATTTTTCATTTGTGGCCCAGATTAGTTCAAAACCCCATCCTTTTTCTACTTTTCCTTCAAGTCTTGTTGCCATTTTTCATCCATTCATAAGGTGTAGTGAATTTAAAGTCACCAATTGTGTTTAAAAGTTTAGTATTGTCACTACAAGTGTATTCTTGGTACTGACCATGCAGCGATGCTGGCATTTCTACCTCTTTTATAGGTACTCCCATGTGCTCGGACATGAATTTTGCCACAGCGCCGATACTTTCTGCATGACCACTACCTATATTCCATATACCACTTTCGTCAATATCTAAGAATTTTTCGGTAATTTTACAAATATCACCAACATATATAAAATCACGGTAATAATTGTCCGAATTTTGAAAAGGTTGTATTGATCCATTAAATGCTTGTTTACGAAATTGGTGAAAAATACTAGCCTGCGGTCCTTTATGGTCTTCATACTCACCAAAAACATTGAAATACCTAAAACCTTGTACCCTACATCCAAACTCAGATACATCTGCTGAAGTAACAATTCTATCAAAGAGGTATTTTGACCATGCATAAGGCGATTTAGGTAAACAAGGTGATGTTTCTTTACAGTCTTTCAAAGGACCGTATACACTTGCACTAGAAGCATACATTAAATTTGTTCCGTAATTTTCGCATAGTCCTAACAACCTTGTAGAAAAGTCTAAATTTTGCTCCATCACTGCTTCAACGTCAGTACAAGTTGTTTCACTAATTGCACCTAGATGAATAATTTGATCGTAAAAATCAACAGCCGGTAAGGTATTTGTAATCCAGTCAAAGCCTTCTACTTCATGGCCTTGTGAATGTAAATATCTACCTAAATTTTGTGCTATAAATCCTTTATAGCCTGTAATTAATATTTTCATTTGTATTCTCTATAATATTTGTAGTTGAATAACCTTGAACTGTAGGTATAATATGCACAGGTGCCAAATCATGCCCTACAATTTCATCAACTTTGTAGTCTCCGCCTTTTACAATAAGGTCAGGGTTTATTTTTTTTATTAAATTATACGGAGTGTCTTCGTCAAACAATATAACTTCATCTACCCAGTCTAAAATTTCTAATTGTTCTAATCTTGTTTGTTGATTATTTACAGGGCGACTAGGTCCTTTAAGTTTCTTAACACTATTATCAGTGTTTAAACCTACAATTAATTTATCCCCTAAATTTCTTGCTTTTTTTAATAATGTTAAATGACCTTTATGCAGTATATCAAAACATCCGTTTGTAAAAATTATGCGTTTTTGTAAATCAGTTTCTTTTAAGATATATGTACCAGCATGTTTAACGCTTTCAGTAGATCCTTTTACAGCAACCTCTAAACATTTCTTATACGGATATCCTTTTGTTAATCCGTATACAAATGCAGCCATAAAACAATCTCCTGCACCAGTAACATCTGATACTTCAACTGTTTCTACAGAAACTTTATATTCTTTATTGTCTATTGTAGCAAAAACACTATGTCCTGCATCAGTAGTAATGATATTACCTTGCCATTCGTCAAACTCAAACTTAGTATATTCACTGTTATTAGGTTTTATTAACCAAGCATCTTCGTAGTCGTGTGCATACCGTTTTGGATCAACAATCACTTTAGGACCTTGACTATTAATATGAGCAATAATTTGCTTTGCATTATCTAGTACACCTTTGTCGTAATCGCTTAGAATAACATAATCGTATTCTGAAAAATCACTGCATAACACTTCGTCTAAAACTACATTTGATTTTGCATTTTTATCTTTATCAATACGAGTTATATAATGACCGTCGCAAATTATACGTGTCTTTATACTACATGGTTGATTATGTTCGAATAAACTAACATCAACACCTAAACTTTTTAAGTTTTCATAAACAAGACCTGCACCACCTAATGTCTCTTTTTCTTCTGAATATGTGATTACAGGAACAGGTGCTTCTGGACTAATTCGAGAACTAGTACCATAAACATATTTGTCTATTATAATATCACCTAAAACTAATACTTTTGACATAATTAATTATAACATTCTTATTAAGATTCGTCAAGTAAAGATATTACTTGAAATACAGTGCGTAATTTTGTTTGGTTTACCTTACTTTGAAGTGTATTTCTAAGGCCATGATGTAACGGCTTAGGCCACATACCAAAAGATACCCATGCATAACCGTCATGTTCACTGTTTAAATTAGGTATGAATTCTTCATTTATAACACACAAATAGGTGTGAAAATGAAAATGTTCGTCATTACTAACAAAACTTTCTAAAGGAATAGTTTTCCTTATGTTTGGCATTTCGCCTATTTCTTCTATTATTTCACGTTTTAAGCCTTCAAATGGGGTTTCTCCGGCTTCGTTGCCACCACCTACTAGTCCCCAAAGATTGTTCTTTTTACCATTTGCTCTATGCAATAGTAAAAATCTTTCAGTTTCTTTGGCAAAAATTAAGGCTCCGCTACATACTATATCTGCTTTCATATAGTATATATTTTAAAGTACGATTCTCCAGGTTCCAACCTGGTATTCTCCTTCAAAGGATTTAACCCATTCAACTCCGTTATACTTGTATTGAACGCCAGTATTTAAGTTTGAAGTATATGTTAAATTAGATGTTTCAGCAGAGTCAAAAACAACACTCCAACTTGATCCGTCCCATTCAACAATATCGTTTACATTTGCAGTAAGATAAGAACTATCAGCATTTTGCCAGGCACTTGGCCCTTCGCCTCCTGTATGAGGTCCTATTGCTGATAAAAGTAATAATCTAACACCGCTTGATTTGATTGCTGTTGGATCATAATTTGAAGGATCTATAATATAGTCTATTTTTGACTTAGATTGCAGTGGACTAGTAATGATGCTATCTGTAGGAACTGTATCTTCGTCAAAATCTAATATCAAACGTTTGGTATTTGTTGCGTCTAATGTAAAAGTTGCAACTACATCACCATCTATATCAGATCTACGTAAAAATAGTTTACTAATTCCTGCTCTATAAGGACCTGCAAATTGTTCAAACATAGGTTGCCAATCTATTTCGCCTACCGTTGCTCCTTCTACTATTAAAGCAGTATTGTTTAGTACAACAATATTATAATTATTATAATTTACGTTTGCTAATGCATCAACATCGCCTCTTATGGCTTTACGATCTTCACCGTTCCTATTTTCACTTGTTGCAGCTAACGGATTGTTTTGATAAGCATCTAACGTAGGTCGTGCCTCGCCAAAGTCAATTACTCCTGCTTCTTCATTAAAAATACTTGTAATAATATTTGTAATTACACCAAGTCTTTTAACTTTTGCAGGCGGACTTATAAACACCGGAGTTGTAAAGCTAATAGAACCTACATCTATTTCACTATCTACCCCTACAGGTATAGATCTATTACTCCAGTTAATATTTTCTAAATGCACTACACTTAAACTTGTCCAATCTACGTAATTATCAGTAGTTTGTATTTCTAAACTTGGATTAAACAAACACAATATTTGCTCCATAATTTGTAACTTTTGATCAGTGTTTGTACTCCATATATCGACATTTACACTTAATATATAAGGAACTGGCATTATACGTTCTACAGTATATGCATTACCCTGTTCGTCGCCATATGTATTTGTAGCTGGATCGTACTCTCTTTCACGTACATTTACTTTACTTACATAACTTTGGTCACTTGTTCTTGACCTGTCCATTTCTAAACCAGTAATATACACGGCCATTCTAGGAGCACTAGGTATTTTATTTTCTGAATTGTCTCTAAGGAGGCTAGATACTTGTCTAGTCATATCACCATACATAACAGGAATGCTGGTAAATTGTCCTTTGTTATCCTGATATTGAAAATTACTCATTAACCGTATAATTTGTGTAAGATAACGCCTTATTTGTCCGTCATAAAAATGTTGCATTAATTGTCCGCCTTAGGTCTAAGTGCTTTACTCAGTGATTGTCTTTCTTCCACAACTTCGCCGTTTATAGTGCTTGTATTTGTATTGTTAATAAATGATGTTTTTTGTGTTTGACGCAAATTAGTATTAGATAGTGTCATACGCACACTGTCTTCCTGTCTAACCCATTTTGAACCGTTATACCTAAATAATTTATTTGGTAAAAAGTCATTACGCAAGAAATAATCTCCTGTAGCTGCATTTAGTGGAAAATTTATACCAAAACCAAATGTTTCACCATTTGGAGCAAGCCCGTCTCCGATAAGATAGCCGTCATAATCGTCTTTTATACCTTCTTCAGTTATACGGTCAATTACAACGTCTGGTACTTCGTCTGGAAAACTTTGTTCAATAACATTTGTGCCATCTTCAGCTTCTTTTCTAGTATATAAATGACTTGTTTCATAACCACTTAATGGACTATCAACTTCAGCTTGTTGTACAACTGCTTCGTTAATTTGCATTTCCTTTTCAAATGTACTTAGAACATCTCTTAATGTATTGTCACTATCTTCACTTGCTGGTAGATCTAGTATTTCTTTAAATTCTTGACCGTCATATATTTGTTTTAATTTTAACCTATATAAATGCGGATACCAAGTTTGTGAAAAACCTTCAGCTGCTCTACTTACTTCATCGATGACATAAAATCTCTTCAATGCTACATCAAAGTCGTTAAGTGCATACTCGTCTTTTAAATGCGGTAATTCTATTACATCACCGGACATTAGTTTTCTACCAATAGACTTTACACTACTAGAAATATGCACAGTCATAAACAATGTATCATTTTGTAAAAATAGGCCAAACTGACTTAGGTCAAAGTCTATGTCTTGTACATTGTAAATTCCTCTAATACTATACACATCAGGATCGTATTTTCTATCCCTATTTTCTAAGAACAGTAAGTCTTGTATGTTTGTCTCTTTAACAGCATCATATTGAGGTCTATCAGCTGTACTTGCTTCCTCTGATGTGTTTTCTGGTCCTAAATACTTGTGTACATGAACATCAGTTCCACCAACGGTGAACATTTCTCCGATGGTGTTATCAAGGAAGTAAAAATCCTTGCCTTTTTCTGGTTTGTATAAACTTATTCTTGGCATATGTATATTTAGCGTAAGATAAATACAATGTGGAGAATAAATATGGCCTCAATTACAACTAAGAAAAAAGAAATATACGATTATGTTTACGCTATGTTAGGTGGCGGCATGGTTGATGTAGAACTTGATCCAGTACATTACGAAACTGCACTTAAAACTGCGTTAACACGGTTTAGGCAGCGTAGTGATCATTCTGTTGAAGAGTCATATATGTTCTTGCCAACAGTCAAAGATCAAAACGAGTATATTTTACCTCAGGAAGTAGTAGAAGTGCGCCAAATTTTTAGACGTTCAATTGGTTCACGTACAGGCGGTGGTGATGGCGGCACATTGTTTGAACCATTTAATATGGCATATACAAATACCTACTTGTTAGCAAGTTCTAATATGGGCGGTCTAGCAACATATGATATGTTTAGCCAATATCAAGAACTAGTAGGACGCATGTTTGGTTCGTTTATAGAATTTAAATGGAATTCACAATCTAAAAAACTTACAATTTTACAACGTCCTAGAGCACAAGAAAATCTAATGTTATATGTCTATAATTATAGAGGCGATGAGCAACTTATAGACGATTATATGGCAATACAATGGATTAAAAGTTACACGCTTGCTACATGCAAATATATGCTAGGTGAAGCACGTAGTAAATTTGCTACTATTGCTGGCCCACAAGGCGGATCAACACTTAACGGCGATTCACTAAAAGCAGAAGCTCAAGGCGAATTAGATAAATTAGAACAAGAAGTAGCACTAGCAGTAGCAGGTGGCACAGGTTATTCTTTTACAATAGGTTAAAGATCGTTGTCGTGTATATGCAACTGAATAAGTGCATAGTGCAAGACTTTCATTAGGTCTTTTCTTGCATCATCCTTAGAACCTTTTTTACCATATCGATTAGAGTACTTGTCAACATTGCCCATACAGAATCCAGTACCGTGGCCTCTTTCAATAATTACTTCAGTTGACTGAAATTTATTAGTAGCATAATGTCCTTGATATGTACTATCAATATATGCTTGAAATTCGTCAATATAGTTTTTTTCGTTAAATTTGTAATCTATCATAGTGGCTCCTGTAATTGTTAATATTATAACAAAACTACAAAAAAAGTCAACCTAAAAATCTGCTATTAGGTCACCTTGTTTCCATTTAATTCCTTGTTTTTGTAAAACACGTTGACAGTTAGCACAAATTGTTTTTAGATTGTTATACTTACAATTATCTAAATTGCCATCTATATGATAGACATTAAATTGTTCTGGATTTTGACTACGGAACCCACATTTCTCGCATGTATCCTTTTTTGTATAACCACGCATCTTCCATTTAGGTATGCCATGACCAGTTCCTCCGTGCTTATTACAAATTTCACACTTTTTCCTGTAATAAGTTTTTTTATCTTTTTTATAATTTACAGCAGCAGGCCGTAATCCGCATATACAAAGTGGTCTCATACAGTATTTACACCTTTTGCTCCCCTTTTTATAGCGTATTAGAGGTATATTTTAACAGCACTTGGCTAAATACATTTAGCAAAGTTTACTTTCAAGGAGATAACGCAATGGCATTAACATCACCAGGTGTAGAGGTTAAGGTAATAGACGAATCGTTCTATACACCAGCAGAACCGGGCACCGTACCAATGATTTTCGTGGCATCCAAGCAAAATAAAACCAATGCAGGTGGCACTGGTGTTGCGCAAGGTACTTTAAAAGCAAATTCTGGAAAGGCTTATTTAATTACAAGCCAGAGAGATCTTGCAGATACCTTTGGAGATCCACTATTTTATACCGATACAGGTAATAATCCAATTCACGGCGGCGAGCTAAATGAATACGGATTACAGGCAGCATACTCATTCTTAGGTGTTGCAAACAGAGCATGGGTTGTCCGTGCAGATATAGATTTAGGCGAATTAGAAGCAAGTGCAAATGCTCCGGGCGCAGCTCCGGCAGATGGCACATGGTGGTTTGACACTACAAATACTAAGTTTGGTATTTTTGAGTGGAATGGCGCACCTAAAGCAACAACAGGCGGCCAGTCATTCAACGTAAAGACACCAATTGTTATTACTGAAGTTTCAAAAGTTACTGGTTCAGCAAGCGCACCAGGCGCTCCAAAAGGATCAGTTGGTGGCGTAGGTGATTATGCTATTGTTGCAGTAAGCACACTGAACAAACTATGGTACAGAAATTCAAGCGGTACATGGGTTGAAGTGGGAACAGATGATTGGCAGAATAGTCATGCTGCGGTTACTGCAACAGCATCAGCACATACAAGCGGTGATACATTTACAATTAATACTGTACCTGTTACAACAACAGGAACAACTCCTTCGAGTCTAGCAAGTGATATCAACGGTTTATCAATTGCTGGTATTAGTGCTGCATCAGTTAACGGCGTATTAGAAATTTATTCTACTGGTACTGCTGTAACAATTGCAGATACTTCAGGTACATCAGCTGCTACACTAGGACTTGTAGGCTCACACGCTGCACCAGCAGTAAGTGTTGCTCCGCATACAAGTGTTCCAGAATGGAAAACAGGTGATACAACACCACGTCCGACAGGATCGATTTGGGTCAAAACAACTGAACCAAACAGTGGTGCAAAATGGGCAGTTAAAAAGTATAATGCAACCACACAATTATGGGCAGATTCAGCTGCACCATTGTATGCTGATAACCACACAGCATTATTCAACATGGATAAAGCAGGCGGTGGCGCTAACCTAGCAGCAGGTACAACATATGTACAATACAATGTAGGCGAAATTGCACAAACCGAAGCAAACTTTAAAATCATGACAAGAGTTGCAGCGGGTGCAACAACAATAACAGGTAATGTTATTGCTGCAAGTATTCCAGCATCTATAGGACGCTTTGAAATACAGGAAAGTGTTAAAGGCCAAGCTGGATTAACAGCATGGAATGAAGTTACTTTTAGTGTTCCTTTTGCAAATGACGCAACAGATGCAGAAACACTTGCATCAGGCATCAACGGTGCTGGACTAGCTAATGTTACTGCAAGCGTTGATTCTCAAAACAGAGTTGTAATTACTCACGCATTAGGTGGTGAGATTCGCTTTAGAGATCATGATAATATCTTACAGTCAGCTGGTTTTGTACCAGGTACAACTGATAATTTGTATGATAACTTTGATGATGGATCAACTGTATACTTTATTGCTTCAAACTGGAAAGTACTTACATATACTGCTTCTGCAACAGCGCCAAAGGCACTTACAGCAGACGGTACATTATGGTACAACTCAATTGTAGATGAAGTAGACATGATGGTACACGACGGTACTACATGGAAAGGTTATCACAATGTGTATGCAAACACTAACGCAACAGGGCCAATTGTTGCAGCAAGTGAACCATTAACACAAAATGATGCTGGTAATAGTCCATTAGTTGACAACGATATTTGGATTAGTACAGCTGATTTAGAAAACTATCCAAAAGTTTACAGATGGGTAACCGATCAGTGGGTAGCACTAGACGCAGCAGATCAAACTACTGAAAATGGTGTGCTATTTGCAGATGCTCGTTGGTCAACAGCAGGTTCAAACAGTGTAGCAGGCGCAATGGATGCAATGCTAACAAGCGATTACTTAGATCCAGATGCACCAGATCCTGCACTATATCCAAAAGGCATGGTTATGTGGAACACACGTAGAAGTGGCTTTAACGTTAAGAAGTTTGTACGTAATGCAATTGATACAACTGAAACAAATCCACGCATGGGCGATGCTGTAATGACTAGTTATTACGAGCACCGTTGGGTAACTGAGTCAGGCAACCAAGCTGATGGTTCTGGTAGCTTTGGACGCCATGCACAGCGCAAAGTTGTTGTACAGGCACTGCAAGCAATGGTAAACGGAAATGATGAAATTAGAGATGACGAATCAAGACTGTTTAACTTAATGGCAACACCGGGTTATCCAGAGCTAATTGGTGAAATGATTGGTCTAAACTTTGACAGAGGCTTAACAGCATTTGTACTAGGTGATAGCCCAATGCGTTTAACACCTGATGCTACTTCATTAAACAACTGGGCAACAAACGTTGCAGCAGCAGTTGAAGATAATGACGATGGACTAGTAAGCAGTGATGAGTACATGGCTGTGTTCTATCCAAGCGGATTTAGCAGTGACAACTTCGGCAACAATGTTGTTGTACCAGCATCGCACATGATGCTTCGTACATTTGCACTAAGTGACCAAGTTGCTTAACCATGGTTTGCACCAGCAGGTACAAGACGTGGTGGCATTTCAAATGCAACATCAACCGGTTACATTAGTAGCGAAGGTGAATTTGTTGCAGTAGCACTTAACGAAGGTCAAAGAGACACACTATACAGTAATAAAGTTAACCCAGTTACATTTATTACAGGTGCAGGACTTGTTAACTTTGGTCAGAAGACTCGTGCAGCAAATGCAAGTGCATTAGATAGAATAAACGTTGCAAGACTTGTAATTTATCTAAGAGGACAGCTTAACAAGCTGGCAAAACCTTATATCTTTGAACCAAACGATAAGATCACACGTGATGAGATTAAGCAGGCAGCTGAGAGCTTAATGTTAGAGCTTACAGGACTAAGAGCACTTAACGATTATCTAGTTGTATGTGATGAAACAAACAACACACCGGCAAGAATTGATCGTAATGAGCTATACTTAGACATTGCAATTGAACCAGTCAAGGCAGTTGAATTTATTTACATTCCACTACGCTTGAAAAATACAGGAGAGATCGCAGGTCTTTAAAATCATTAAGTAGGGGGTTAATTAATAATCCCCTACAAATGATAAATACTTGTGTACAGGAGTAAAATATGGCAATTTCAACACTATCAAAAATTACAGTGCCACTGGACGGCGGAACAGGCAATCAAACGCAAGGTTTGTTGATGCCAAAACTTCAGTACCGCTTTAGAGTGTCACTTACAAATTTTGGACTAGGATCAGCAACTACTGAATTAACAAAGCAGGTAATTGATGTTACTCGTCCAACTGTAAACTTTGAAGAAATTGAACTACCTGTTTACAATTCACGTGTGTACCTAGCAGGTAAGCCTGCATGGGAAGCAATTACGCTTAACTTACGCGAAGATGTAAACAACAACGTTCAAAAACTTGTAGGTGAACAGATTCAGAAGCAATTTGATTTCTTTGAACAATCAAGCGCACCATCAGGCATTGATTATAAGTTTACAACAAAAATTGAGATCTTAGACGGTGGTAACGGTAACACTGCTGTTAACGTTTTAGATACCTTTGAACTATATGGTTGTTTTGTACAAAATGCTAACTACAATACATTAGCATATTCAACAAACGATCCAGTACAGATTTCACTAGCTATACGCTATGATAATGCAGTACAAACAGTAGGCGGCGGCATATCAGCTGAAAGTATTCCATCAGGTGGCGGAACACTATCTACAGGTTCAGGTACAGTTTAATAAACTAACACAACTAATAATTAAAGGAGCCTTTGGGCTCCTTTTTTATTATGTGCCCACTTAATAATTAAGATAAATATTAGTATGGCAAACAAAGCAACAAAATATGGATCAACTAATAATCAAAGCGAAGTTACACTTGCTGACTATTGGCACAGCAGTCATACATTTGTAGACAACTTTTATAGACTTGCTCCTAAACATAAGTTTCTCTACCATGTTAGTTTTACTATTAACAGTCAGGTTGCAGGTGGATTTGTAGAAAAGCACGGTAATGAAATAAGTTTACTTGCTAAGTATGCAGACTTACCAAAGTTTGATATTGAAACAGAAACAAAACAGCAGTATAACAGAAAAAAAGTTGTACACACTAGATTAGATTATTCACCTGTAATTATAAGATTTCATGACGACAATGAAGGTATAACTACAAGACTTTGGCAAGCATATTATGACTACTATTTTGCTGATTCACAAAGTTTATATCCAACTAATAATGTTTATCAACCATTAGGTCCTAAAAAGTATGGATTAGATAACGGTAGTGATGAACCATTTTTTACTAGAATTAGTATTAGTGAAATGGCAAGACATACACATCATACTACACATTTAATATTGCCTAAAATTACTGGGTGGCAACATGATAGCGTAGATGCAAGTGCATCAAGTGAGGTGTTAGAAAGCACAATGCAACTACAGTACGAAACTGTAAAATATGAAACAGGTGATATTGTTGAAGGCAATGCTCCGAAAGGATTTGCAACGCCGGAGCATTATGATCAAGAAAAGAGTTTTATTGGAAACAATAGCGACACTCTTAACGAAGGTCCGGGTTCAATGGTTAACAATTTATCAAAGAAATTTGGCGATAATATGTATACACAGCATAACCCAAATTATTCAAAACCATTACAAGAAACCTTAGATGCATATACTAATACAAGAGACTTATCACTTGAAGGACATCGGCCTAACGGATTATCTGTTTTGTTTAGTCAGCAAAATAACAAAGATAACATAGGTATTAATGGAGTATTTTTTGCAGGGCCACAAAATACAATAGAAACAACAAGTGCAGTACAATCAAAAACAGATATTAGAACACATGATAATAATTACATTATAGGTCAACTAAATCAAAATACAACTCTACGTAATAGCATAGTAGAAAAGTATTACAGCATTACAACTAGTAAAACTAACTATAGATCTCTTACTGCAACTGCAAAAGAGTATTACTTAAATGAAATGTATAATGAAATACGTGCAGATAATCCAAAAATCTTAAAATTAGCAAGTACAGCGTTAAATACTGCATAGGAGAGAATATGGAAGATCAAAAGAAATATTTTGACAATTACTTTGTAAAACAATTATCTTTTCCAAGTAATCAAGTTGATGCTACTATTGCTTTTTTTGAAAAGCGTGGATTTTCAAAAGAATCAGCAGCAAGTATTAGTGCAGTTCTACTAAAACAAGCAAAAATCGACAACATTAAAGTATTCGAATTATTAGATACATTAGGTTCAGTAGATTCGCCACTACTAAGTAAGGTAGTGTTAGAAACTATAAATGCAAACGGTCAGCGCACTAGTGAACTTGGCGTTAAAACAACAGAAAAAATTAACACTACAGAGTCTAGAAATATCATAGTTTAATGGGACGGTTTGCGCAAGGAAAATTTAACCTCAAAAACCCTGCCAAGTATATAGGTGGTAGAACTCCGACTTATAGATCAAGTTGGGAGTTTGCGTTTATGCGTTTTTGTGACGAACATCCTAGCGTAAGTCAATGGGCAAGCGAAGCAATAAAAATACCTTACAGAAATCCGCTTACTGGAAAACATACAATATATGTACCTGATTTCTTTATTGTATATGCAGATAAGCGTGGGCAGCAAAAGGTCGAACTTATCGAAGTAAAACCTGCTAATCAGGCTATTAAAGAAAAAACAGGTCGTAGCAGAGCAAATCAAGCAAGTTATATTTTAAACCAAGCTAAATGGGAAGCAGCAAGAGCATATTGTAAACAAAAAGGTATGTTGTTTAGGGTAGTAACTGAAGCTGATATTTTTCACCAAGGTAAACGTAGATGAACATAGCATTTATACACATTCCTAAAACAGGTGGCGGCAGCGTAATTGAGTGGTTTAATAGAAATAATTTAAATAGTCAATTAATTTTTTATGGTCATAAAGATTTAACTCAAATAAAAAGTTTAACATCTCAAAATATAGATATTAGTTTTTGCGTAGTAAGAAATACTTACGAACGTTTAGTTAGTGCTTACGAGTTTACATATCAAAAAGTAAAAAAGAAAATTTTAAAAAATCAAAATGTTGAAGTTAATCAAAAAATATTAAACACGTATAATAGCGGTATTATATCTTTTGTAGAATACATGCACTCTATTAATCATACTACTACAAAAAATCAATTAGAATTTAGTCAAGGTGTAGACTTTATATTGCATAATGATAAATTATCTAACTATAATAAGTTAAATGAATTATTTAAAATTGATAATACAATTGAAAAAGAACGTAGAGTAAAAACTTACGAAGATAAAAAGTATTATACAAAGAAGTTTATAGACACTGTAAATACTTTATATCAAGACGAAATTAATTATTTTAACTTCACCCCAAAATATAACTAAATAATACTAGCATATAATGGAAGTCCAATGACAAAGAAATTAGAAGAACTTTTAAACTTACCTGACTCTAAAGAAATTATCGAAGAGTCTAAAAACGAAGACAAAGCATCTAGAGCAGTAGTAGATCAAGAAGACACGCTGCGTGATATTTCTGAGTTTGATAAAATTGCAAGTGCTTTACCTAGTGTTAAAGGTTTAGGAAATGCAGCTGATAAAGAGCTAAATGAAGTTGCTGATAAAGCAATGCAAGCATACGACGATTTAATGGATCTTGGTATGAATGTAGAATCACGGTATAGCGGTAGAGTATTCGAAGTCGCTGGCACAATGCTTAAAACAAGCCTTGATGCTAAAACTGCAAAATTAGACAAAAAATTAAAGATGATTGAATTGCAACTTAAAAAAGAAAAACTTGATAGAGATACAGGACCCGGAGACGGCGATATTGTAAATGGAGAAGGCTATGTTGTTACAGATAGAAACAGTCTCTTAGAACGTATCAAAGGCATAGATAAAGATAAATAACATATAGCATTAGGAATTGAACAATGAAATCGTTTACTGAATTTTTAACAGAATCTAAAAAAACCTATCCATTTAAGATAGGAGTAGCAGGTGACTTACCTGAAAATTTTGTAGATATGTTAGAAACATGTTTAGAAAAATATAATTTATCAAACTTGTCTACAGGTAAAAAGACACCTATACAAGAACGCCCGTTAGATTTCCCACAACTAGAAAATATGGAAGTTACATATTTTGAAGCGGAAGTAAACTATCCAACTACATCTCAAGTTATGCAGGAATATATCGGCAAGTGTTGTGGTTGTCCTCAAACGCATATTATTGTACGTAATCCTAATGATATGGCTGAAGAATATCAGGAAAAGAAAGAAGATACACCATACGAAGCAATGCTAGGTAAGGATGACATGGGCGGAGAAAGCGCACAAGAATCAGTTGGCAGCAATCGTGTAATGGATCTATTAAAAGAATTAGAAACTGCTCGCAAAGACAACGAACATAGTCCAATAGACGGCGTAGCAGCAGGTGAATCAGCAGATATCACTGAAACAGAAAACACTAAAAGTGTTGTAGGGAGCTAACTATGGACATGAAAAAATTATTAGAATCAATTGATACTATTGATTCACAAAAAAAAGAACTTAAAGAAATGGCTTCTATGAATATTTCAATGAATGCAGATAGTGCAGATGAAGTTGGAAGACTATTAGATATTGTCAAAGGTGCAGCAGGTGCAGAACATGCACATAGTGTAGGCCCAGACGATATGCCTGAGATGCCTCCAATGCCATTAAAAGGCGCAAATGATATGCGCACAGATATGGAAAACTTTTCCAGTATTGTAAACAGAGCAGAATCGGAAGAAGAAGCATTAGAAGATTACGCAAACGAGCCAGACGAAGAGTATGCAGATACACAAACAATGACAAAAGATTTGTCAGGTGGCTTAAACCGCGAAAAGAAAGCCTACAAAAAAGCAGCAGACGGAGATAATCCAATGGCGCTTGAAGATGGAATTAAAGCAAGATTATGGGATGCTTTAAATGAAATGAAAGAAGGAACATGCAACGAGTGCGGTAATGCAATGTTGACTGCTTCCGAGAAAAAAGAATTAGCAAATTTACCAGAAGGCAAAAAACATGGTAACAGCAAGATTTATGACAAATGTTGGAAAGGCTGTACAAAAGTTGCTGGTAAAAAACGTGGCGAACCAGGTTCATGCAAGTGTGATTAAACCCCCTAGAGTACTCAATAGCGCCTACGGGCGCTATTCTTTTGAGTAAATACACTATGTCAACAAGTTTAGATGGCGTCTTAATTAAAAAGGCGAATAAAAAAGAAACATTTACTGAAGCTCAAATACAGGATTTACAAGCCTGTATGGATCCAGACACAGGCTATTTGTATTTTGCAGAACACTTTGCTTATATCCAACATCCTGTAAAAGGTAAGTTATTATACAAACCATTTGAATATCAGCTTGGACTAATGTCAAGTTATCATAACTATCGCTTTAACATTAATATGATGCCTAGACAAACAGGCAAAACTACATGTGCTAGTATATATCTAGCATGGTATGCTATGTTTGTACCTGATCAAACTGTGCTAATTGCAGCGCACAAGTATACAGGTGCTCAAGAAATTATGTCTCGTATACGATTTGTTTATGAAAGTTGTCCTGATCATATTAGAGCAGGTGTTACCTCATACAACAAAGGTTCGATTGAGTTTGAAAATGGAAGTCGAATAGTTAGTCAAACAACAACAGGCAACACAGGACGTGGTATGTCAATTTCATTACTATACTGTGACGAGTTTGCATTTGTTATGCCTAACATTGCAGAAGAATTTTGGACATCAATATCACCTACACTAGCAACAGGTGGTCGTGCTATTATTACTAGCACACCAAACTCAGACGAAGATACGTTTGCTACTATTTGGAAACAAGCAGAAGATAAGTTTGACGAACATGGTAATGAGCAAGAGGTAGGTCGTAATGGGTTTCATAGCTTCCGGTCTGATTGGTGGGAACATCCAGATAGAGACGAAAAATGGAAAGAAGAAGAGCTAGGGCGAATCGGTGAAGAAAAGTTTAGACGTGAGTACGGTTGTGAATTCTTAGTTTTTGACGAGACACTAATTAATAGTATTAAACTTGCAGTAATGGAAGGTAATAAACCGCTTGTCAATATGGGGCAAACACGTTGGTATAAAAAACCTAGTCCAGAATTTACATATGCAGTAGCACTTGATCCTTCAATGGGCACCGGCGGCGATAACGCTGCTATACAAGTATTTGAATTACCTAGTTATGAACAAGTTGCAGAATGGCAACATAACACTACTGCTATACCTGGACAGATACGTGTGTTATCAGACATATGTAATTACCTTGTTCAAGAAACTAGTAATGCAAACGGAATTTACTGGAGCGTGGAGAACAATGGAATAGGCGAGGCTGCACTAATCGTTATAAACGACTTTGGTGAAGAAAATATTCCAGGACTATTTGTCAGTGAACCTATCCGCAAAGGACATGTACGTAAATTCCGTAAAGGCTTTAACACTACTCATGGCACTAAAATTACTGCCTGTAGTAGACTAAAAACTATGATAGAAAATGATAAAATGGTTGTACACAGTAAACCTTTTATATCAGAATTAAAAAATTATGTTGCAACAGGATCTAGTTATCAAGCAAAATTAGGACAAACAGACGATCTTATTAGTGCAACATTATTAGCAATAAGGATGATGGCAGTACTTAAAGATTGGGACCCGAGAATATATAATTCATTTACTCAAGCTGAGGAAATAGAAGATTACGATCCACCAATGCCAATCTTCATTAGTACGAACTATTGATAAATACATTATGCAGAACCTAAGTAAAATAAGTGAAGAATTGTTTGCAAAGATTAGAGGACGTTTTCCTAGTGTCACTATTGGCACTGAAGAAGGCATGATTACTAATAATCCTAGCGAAGCACGTTTTATAGAGTTTGACTATAAAAGCAAGGGCAAAGTAAGTCTTAGTTTAAATGCTGAAGACGGCCTTGTAGTCATGCACGGTGCTGATATACTTGCTGGAGAGAATGAAGAAGAACTGAGTGACTGGTATAACTTTTTAAGAGAACTAAGACAGTTTGCAAAAAAACGTTTACTAAATTTTGACACTCGTGATATTACTAAAAGTAATTTACAAAAAAGAGATTATAAGTTTCTAGCCAAAAATGCCGGAGAAGATCAAATGACCGAATCAAAGTTATATGGTACTAGTAGAACTAGTTATCAAAATGTAGACGGAGCACGTTTAGTAATTAAGCATAATGCTCCTATTAACCAAGAATCAGCAACTGGAAGAACAAAGCAAATTAGTTCTATATATATTGAAAGTGCTGATGGAGAAAGATTTAAATATCCATTTAAACATCTAAGTGCAGCAAGAGCAATGGCTAGACATGTTGCTGAAGGTGGTAATGCATATGACGATTTTGGTAAACATATAACTGGTTTATCAGAAGAAATGGCAAAGTTACGTAAGTTTAAAACATATATGGGACGATCAGCTGTAATGGCAGAAGGGCTAGAACCGTATATGGATGCTGTAAAAGGTCGTATGAAAGACGTAAAGAAAACAATTGAGTCTCTTCAAAAACCTGCACATTACGCAGAGGCAATTGCAAACTTTGAATCAGTAGTAATGGAAGAAGTTCCTGCAGACGTTGCAGAAAACTGGACCGATCAATTAACTATTAAATTATTTAATGAAGAACTGTCAGATGTATTTCCGTACATTTACAAACTAGTAAGTGAAGCAACAAAAGCACAAGAATTAGGCCCAGAAGATTTAGTAGATGAATCAGCATTAATGGCTTACGCAGGTGAAAAGAAACACGGTAAGGAATACATGCGTAAAGCAGCAGCCGCAGGACGTGACGGCGCCTCACAAGAAGAGCTAGGCAAACTAAAAGACAAGTATAGCAAAGCAGAAAAAAATAAAAAAACAAAAGAAGAAGCGGAGCTAGAAGATACAATGGAAGGACTTATGGGTCAGTTCAGTGAAGCAAACGAAGCAGAAAGAGACACACACTGCTCTGACAAGTGTTGCGGAAGTGATACTAAAGCAGAAGATTGCGATTGTCCATCAGATTGTGAAGGCTGCAACTGTAATGCAGAGATGGACGAATGTCCACCACAACAAGATGCAGCACCTCAACAGCAAATGGCTGCTGAAAAGCCAAAAACACCACTAGGCGAATTTATTCTATCATATTATGATAGAGAAACCGGATCATTCCCCAAAGGCGAAACAGCTATACTAACAATGGTTGAAAAAGACTATGGGGATGAGTATGTTCGACCTGCTCATGCGTTTATTGAAAAAATTCACAGTACATTTGTACAGCACGAACGTATGAACAACGAACAAAATGACATTTTTGCGTTAGCAGGAATTTAATTAAAAAAACACTTGACAAAACCGTTTGTAGCATGTATAGTATATATAGTGCTACAGACAAATAAGGCACAAGCACATAGGCAATTTAACAAGGAGGCATAACTATGGCAACATTAGCAGAAATCCGAGCGAAGCTCAAAGAACAAGAAGCCGGCCAAGGCGGCAATCGAGGACCACAAGGTCCAAACCCAATTTACCCATTTTGGAATATGACAGAAGGTAGTAGTGCAACACTACGATTCCTTCCAGACGGAAACCCAGATAACACATTTTTCTGGGTAGAGCGTTTGATGATCAAACTTCCATTTGCAGGTATTAAAGGTGATACAGGTAGTAAGCCTGTACAAGTACAAGTACCTTGTATGGAAATGTATGGCGATGGCTGTTCGATTCTACAAGAAGTACGTGGCTGGTTTAAGGACCCTTCACTAGAAGATATGGGTCGTAAATATTGGAAAAAGCGTTCATACGTATTCCAAGGGTTTGTAACTGACAATCCACTAACTGATGACGAAGCACCTGAGAATCCAATCAGACGCTTTATTATTGGTCCACAAATCTTCCAGATCATTAAGCAGGCGCTTATGGATCCAGACATGGAAGAGTTGCCAACAGATTATACTGCTGGTGTAGACTTCCGTCTTAACAAAACTTCAAAAGGCGGTTACGCAGACTATTCAACATCTAACTGGGCTCGTAGAGAGCGTCCATTAGGCGATGTTGAAATGAATGCTGTTAATACACACGGCTTGTTTAATCTAAATGACTTCTTACCTAAAAAGCCAGGTGAGATTGAAGTAAAAGTGATGCAGGAAATGTTTGAAGCGTCAGTTGACGGTGAAGCATACGATGCAGATCGTTGGTCACAGTACTTCCGTCCAGCAGGCATGCAAGCACGTACAGGCGATCCTAACGTAACAGCAAGTCCACAAGCAACTGCGGTAAGTCAAAGTGCTCCAGCAACAACACCTACTCCGGCTCCAGCTGCACCAGTAGCAGAAACTACAACTGATACAGGTTGGCAAGAAACTGCTCCGGCAGCAGCACCAGCAGCAGAAGCTACAACAGGTGATGCAAATGACATTCTTGCAATGATTCGTGCAAGACAATCTCAGTAATAAAATTATGTAGGGGAGAAATCCCCTACACTTTGGCTTAACAAGGAGACACTATGGCTAAATCATTTGATGTCAGTAAGTTCCGTAAGGACTTGACTAAAAGTATCTCAGGCATGAGTAGCGGCTTCAATGATCCTACTGATTGGATCTCAACAGGCTCATATGCACTTAACTATCTTATTAGCGGCGACTTTCACAAAGGCGTTCCGCTTGGTAAGGTTACTGTGTTTGCAGGCGAATCAGGAGCAGGTAAAAGTTATTTCTGCTCAGGTAATATTGTAAAACACGCACAAGATCAAGGCATCTTTGTAGTACTAATTGACTCAGAGAACGCACTTGATGAATCGTGGCTACAAGCATTAGATGTAGACACATCAGAAGACAAACTACTTAAACTAAACATGAGTATGATTGATGATGTAGCAAAAACTATATCAACATTTGTAGCAGACTACAAGGCAATGGATGCAGAAGACCGTCCTAAAGTATTGTTTGTAGTTGATAGTTTGGGTATGTTACTGACACCTACAGACGTAGATCAGTTTAGTAAGGGTGATATGAAAGGTGATATGGGTCGTAAGCCTAAGCAATTGACCGCACTTGTTCGTAACACAGTTAATATGATTGGTTCACTTAATGTAGGTCTAGTATGTACTAACCATACATATGCATCACAAGATATGTTTGATCCAGATGATAAGATTAGTGGTGGACAAGGCTTTGTTTATGCATCATCAATTGTTGTTGCAATGAAGAAAATGAAGCTAAAAGAAGACGAAGCTGGTAATAAGATTTCAGAAGTACGTGGTATTAGAGCAGGTTGTAAAGTTATGAAGACTCGTTATGCAAAACCGTTCGAAGGTGTACAAGTAAAGATTCCATATGAAACAGGTATGAATCCTTACAGTGGTCTTATTGAATTATTTGAGAAAAAAGGTTTGTTAGTAAAACAAGGCAATAGACTCAAGTATGTCGACTTAACTGGTGAAGAACATCTTGACTATCGTAAAGCATGGATGCAAGGCGATAAACTCGATTTAATTATGTCGGAATATGCTGAAAAAACTACGCCTGTGGTAAATACCGCTGACGAAGTTATCGACATTGATGACGAAGTTATGATCGAGGAGTAACTAAACAAATGGACGAAAGTATAATTTCTGACGTATGGTCTACAATGAAAGAGTTTCTAGACAAAAAACATATAGACATGGCTGCTGAAAAATATGTTGATTTGTTAGCAGATTATGGAGTAAGTGATGAAACACTTACTGAGTGTCTTGGTACAGAAGCACATTTAGATCAAGCAATTAACTATTACCTAGACGTTGAAGATTATGAAACATATGACGACGAAGAAGATGAATGGGATTGATTAATGGGTTGGTATAGCGAAGTTTCTAGAGATATTTCAAAAATTCCTTCAGCCATACAATACTTTGAAAATGAGTTACTACAAGCTCGTAACGAATGTAAACTGAAAGGTAATGTTGAACGTGCGGCAGCAGAAATGCCGGGTATCGTAGAGCATCGCTTTAACCAATTGCAAGAGATAGAAGCTATACTAAACTATCTAAATATTGAGCTACGTAGACTGCGTAGCTCATTTTTTAAGAAGTATCTTGAAAACTATCAACGAGCTCTGTCTAGTCGTGACGTAGAAAAGTATGTTGACGGCGAAGCAGATGTCGTCGATTACGAAAAGATTATAAACGAGTTTGCACTTATGCGAAACAAATGGTTAGGTGTACTTAAAGCACTTGATCAAAAGCAATGGCAAATTACTAACGTAGTTAAACTACGTGTAGCAGGAATGGAAGATGCATCTCTATAAATAATATAGGAGAGTGCAATGGCAAGATTTAAATCAGATAAAATCCAAAAATTCAGAACTATATGCGAAGTACACAGAGAAATTTATGATATAGTTTATAATATCGATGATGATAAAATTAAAAATGATATTGTAGATAAATTAGAAGAAGCATTTCTTATGGCTAAAAAAATGAACGAAAAACTTAGACAATACAAATACGATTATGATAATAATTGGTGGGAATTGACAAGTAAAGAAATTCAACAAGAAAAACATACCTTAAGAAAGTCTAGAGGTACTAATGGAAAATAGTTTAGGATGGCATGTTCTAGATAATGATAACACTATACAACGAGCATTTAAAAAATCTAAAATTTCAAATATTTTAG